AGTTTTATCTTTGTGCTGCGGAGTCCTTGTCATTGTTTCTGCATCTATCACACCCATCTCAACTAACTGATCAAAGCCTTCTTCAAACTCTTGGAATAGGTCGTCTACTGTTACAACACCTCTTTCTACAATTTCCGGATTATATGTAGCTTCCCCTGATACAGGAATTAGGATATAATCATTCTTAGTTTTGCTCCAGCTCTTGTAAACTTTCTGTTTCCATTGCGGATTAAAGATCTTTTTCTTTTCTCCTGCTTTCCACGGCTCTTCATATTCATCACCCCATTCATCTTCATGATCATAATCCCAGTCGCCCATTGGTTGGAAATCGCTAATAGGAGCTTCCTTAATCCTTTTAAATTCTTTGAATCTCACAGCTTGTCCTTTTATTATTTCTTGTTTACATATTTATGTAAATAGCAGTATGATAGATAAAAAGCCGTTTCATGATACAATAGAAGCATTAAAGCAACAAGGTAGATATCGTGTGTTTAACGATATTGTACGTGAACGAGGAGACTTCCCCCGTGCTATCTGGTATGGACCGTACGCTATTAAAACAGTTGTAAACTGGTGTAGCAACGACTATCTTGGCATGGGGCAGAACAAAGTTGTAATAGATGCTATGCATACTGCACTTGATCAAACAGGCAGTGGTAGTGGAGGAACTCGTAACATTGGAGGCACTAGTCACTATCATGTTGCGTTAGAAAAACAATTAGCCATGCTCCATCGGAAGGAACGGGGGCTGTTGTTTACGTCCGCTTATGTCGCAAATGAATGGACGCTGATCGCCTTAACCAAAATCATACCCGACCTAGTATTCCTAAGTGATAGCAAGAATCACGCATCCCTTATCCAAGGGATCAGGCATAGTGGGGCTCCCAAACGGATTTGGCAGCATAATGATATGGACGATCTGGAACGTGCATTAAAAGACTTCCCTACAGGCACGCCTTGCATCGTGTTCGAATCCGTGTATAGCATGGATGGAGATGTGTCACCAATGCACGACATTTGCGACCTTGCCGACCGCTATGGAGCCATAACTTACATAGATGAAGTACATGCTGTTGGTCTATATGGAAACACAGGTGCAGGTAAGTTAGAAGAATTAGGTTTACAAGATCGTGTTGATATTGTAAATGGTACATTAGGCAAAGCATTTGGAATGCAAGGAGGTTATATTGCTGCAGATGAAATTGTTTGTGATGCTGTGCGTTCTATTGCTAGTGGTTTCATATTTACAACTAGTCACAGTCCTGTGATATGTGCCGGAGCACTTGCCAGTATAAAGTATGTAATGGATCATAATGATTTAAGGATAAAGCATCAAGCCCAATCACAGAAGCTCAAAAAACATTTACAGGCATTAGGATTTGAAATACATCCTGCAGCAAGTACACATATTGTACCTGTAATAGTAGGAGACGCTGTGAAATGTAAAGCAATGAGCGATGCTCTATTAAATGATCACAGCATTTATGTACAGCCTATAAATTTCCCCACAGTAGAAGAAGGGACAGAACGTTTGCGGTTTACGCCTACACCTCTCCACACTGATAATATGATAAATGAGCTGGTAAATGCGTTAAGGACTTTGTCGTGGAAACCATAAAAATAGACGAATATGCTAATAGGCCCTACTTACTTTCTAAGCATTCTTTTGCTTGGGAAAATCCTTCTTATAATGCGCTAAGATTGATCCAAGATTTTTATGATGCAAATGAACATCAACTTTACTTTGGATATATTAAAAGTGACGAAATAGAATATGAACATTTAAGCGAAATTGAAAATCAGGTAAAGTATTGGATTGATAACAAAATGTGGACGCCTTTTGAAAAAAATCCTGTTCATGCAGAAAATTTAGCAGAACTTGAAAAAAAAATGATAGCAAAACAAGTGTATCTTTTTGGTGAATATCAAAACAGTGGAAAAAAATGGAGATATCCTATGACAGTCCACTATAATCCAAGACAGGGTACATTTGTAGCTCATCCTGGAGGAACTAGAACACGCATTTTATCCTTAATTGGTGCCGAAAAAACAAGAGTATGGTATCATACGATAGATAAAAATATTCAACCAAAAGGAGAATTTCAACCTGTATCGGTTATAGATATAAGGAAAGTCAACAAAGATAACACTCATGATATGGTTATTGATTTTGTTCCTGATCATGGATCATTTATTCCACACATTGCCTACGACTTAGGTTTGAGACCTAAGTATCTTGTAAAATCTCAAAACAACATAGTATACAATCTGTCTAGATCTAATATATGTTCTAATACTAAAGAATTAAAAATTTTTAACACCTTTGTGGTTAGATTTAGAAAATACAAGAGCCGTACATGGATGTTAACAGTAACAAATTATTCAATAAAAAGCGAATTAAATTGCTTTTTTTCTTTGTGTAATGGAAAAAATTATAAAGACGACAACATGAGCTTAAGGTTATGCAATTAAATTTTAAAAAATTATTTTGGTTTTCAGCAGGAATGTTTTTCCTAGCTGTCGCATTTATTGGAGTCTACTTGCCAGGATTGCCGTGGAGTACTCCTGCTGTAATTGCAGCATTTTGTTTTAGTAAGAGTAGCGATAGGATGCATCGCTGGTTGTATAATCATAAACTGTTTGGGCCTTTCCTTACTGGCTGGCAAGAGAAAAGGATATTTCCTACCAAGTTCAAATATTTTATGGTAGTTACAATGTGCAGCAGTTTAATCCTAATGTGGTTTACAACTGGTAATCTTACGGCGATCTATTGGACGGCAGGTTTTATGGTATTGGTAGTAATATGGGGATGGAGATATCCTGGCAGCGAAACAGAATGGCAACGCAGGAAAGATAATGGTCAAAAGATCGCTTGGCTTAATTGAGTTGCCCAATCTTTATGTGATATAGGTCCAGCATGGGCAAAGTCCCTTGCTACATCATCTAAGCCAACATGTATATCTAAAAAGTCGTAATAGTAATTTATTTTTTTTTCAGCATCAAATACACCAAAAAAGAAACATTTATCTTTAAACATTGTTTTAATATAATTTATTGCAAATTTTGCATATTGCAAGTGAGAGTTTGTTTCAGTCCATACCTGCAGAAAATCAAAATCTCTTCGACTTTCTCTATTTTTTGATATTTGTAAAAGTTTTTCCTGATAAGGTGATATAGCCCATCCCCATCCTAAGTTTCTATTTTTATTATCTTCTGACAACACTGTAAAACGGTGCAGATTTGGTACTTGGAGAATAACATATTTAGGTTTTAATTTGTGAAGTATTTCTAAATTATAAAGATGATAAAAGATAGAGGTTCCAGACTGCCCTAAATTAACAACAGGACATGCTGTTAATTCTTGTAATTGATATGACCAACATTCCTTGTCATCTAATCCTATGCCTTGGGTATAACTACATCCTAATGCTAATATAGATTCATTCCATTTTATCTCTTCAAACTCGTTGCACCTATAACCTTGTGAATTAAAGGTGTAGGTTATTTTATCTTGATTATATTTTTTTATTATTTCTGTTGTATGTCCTAAAAAATTATGATATATTCCAGGAAATTTTTGTTTAGTTGTCGCCTTTGCAAGAGTTATGCTCATAAATATTTCTCCCAGACTGGATGCTTTATATCAAATTCTAACTGTTTACGCTTCGCAACCAATTCCCAATAGTCAGGCTTAAACGGTAATTGCTTAGGTCTCTCTACCCTGTTACCTTTACGTTCATTGCAGAAGTGACAGGCAACCACAATGTTTTCCCAATTGGTCCTACCACCTTTGCTCAGAGGAATGACATGGTCCATTGTACATTGGCTATGGGCTAGTCTTTGTTCGCAATACTGGCAGGTGTATAAATCTCTTATACATATATTAGTTTTTGAAAATCTAGGTTTGCGTTTTGTCCGTAGGCGTTCTTTCAACATTATCACAGCAGGTACACGGGTTTCCCAACTGGGGCTCCTAACCACCCAATCATCATACCATTCTAATACCGTGCATTTATCTAAGAACAAATAAGTTATAGCATCCTTCCACTGTATTGCGCTCAGTGGAAGGTAGTTAAGTGGGAGTCCGTCTGTGCTTAAAACTAGAACGTCGGTCATATCATGTTTCGATAGGTTTCTCAAATTGTGCTGGTTTTAAATTTGTGCCACTGCCAATAATGCAAGCGGCTATACCCATAGGATTAGATAACATCTCGTCGGGTAACTTAAAAACAATGCTGTAGGATCCTGTTTGAGGGTTCATAAACATTGCCGTTTCGCCTGTTACAACTCGTGGAGGTAATTGACCTTTTGGATCCATAGGAACTTGCATAATGCTTTTGTTACTGTGGATAAAAGGAATTTCCTGGTAAGGTGCCAACTTTGCCATAATAGCTGGTAAAGTTCCGCAATCCATTGCCATTGGCATCTTGTGTAATTGTAACTGTGGTGGTACCACACGTTGTGGTTGCTGTGTGCTCGGCTCTTCGGCGTGTAAGGATACTGTTGTGAGCAATATCGCTAACCCGCTGAAAAGCGATATCAGGGTTAGCTTCATTTTATACTCCTATAAACTAATATTTATTCTATTAAAAATATTGATCGAACATCTGCGATCCGCAAAGCTTAAAGCTTTCTTCCCATAATTTGCTATGCTGGTTAGAAAAAACTAGATTTTCTGGAGGATCAGCGATTAACCAGCTATGTTCTGCGCGATATGGCCACTTCCCATTTAATTCAGCTTCTATCTGTAAAGGACTCCATCCACTCATGCCTGCAAACAATCGCCAATGAGCAGGAGCATCTCCATGTGCTAATTTTTCTAACATAAAATCATCGCTAGAAATCATTAGATTACCGCTTACTCTAGCAGTGTTATGAGTGGCCCAGTCATCAGTGTGAAGTAATACCAAGGCCTGTGAATTCACTGGACCTCCATGGAATACCGGAGGAACGTTTCCAGAAAACTGAATCTTTTTTTCATCACAAATATCTTGCACAGTGTAGCGACTAGGTTTATTTAAAATTAAACCTATAGAACCTTTTTCTAAACTATGCTGATAAATGTAAATTACTGATTTATGGAAGATAGTATCTTTTGGAGCGTTTGGATGTGCGATTAGAATTTTGCCTTGGAGATTTTTATAATCATACATTTTGAATTTGATCTAATTTGGCTAAGACATCAGTTGCATCTACATTTGATTTATTGTCTCCTACCCCTTGATATCTTGACATGTTAGTGTCAGGTTCAGGTAATCCTGCCCAAGTTCCAGCTAATAATTTAAGAAATTTAGCACTTGTAATCTGTCCGTTTAAAAATTTATCAAGTCTATGTTGATTTTTTAAATGGTATAGTGCAATTTCGTCTTGAGTTTCTTTATTAAAAACAGTTTTATCTGGGTCAAGGCCCATTTGGCGAACAAGTCCTCTAAGCGTTTCATAGATATACTGGTACCTTCCTGATGCCGAACCTCCGTATTTTTTAATCCTTCTTCGCATATCTCTAAACAGTTCGTTTAAAGTCATACTTGTAATGTCTGGCCTAACTTTATTTGGATAAATTGCATCATACCTACCACTAGATTCTGGTTGAGCTATCAAATCAAGAACTTCTTTCTCTTTATCAAAACCGACTGATAAAGGTTTAGTTTTTTCTTTTTCTTTTTCCTTTTCCCAAGGAGTCTGAGGTACTACTGGTTTGTCTATCTTTTTATCAGGCTTACGATGTGTTCCTGTACCTATCATAAAAGGGTTAACCGGTACTTTAGGTTTCGCTATCCATTTTTCCATAGCTCTTATTGTGTTTTTACCAGCATCGCCGTCTACTCTTAATCCTGCATCCTTTTGGAATTTTTTAACGGCCATTGCTGTTTTCCTGCCGTATATCCCGTCAACTGGTCCAGCATCATAATTATTATCATTCAACCATTCTTGCAGTTCTTTTATTTCTTCTTTTGTACCTTTTCTAAAAAGACCCCCTCGCATTTTAGGATTTAGGTACATAAATTGTGCTTCTTGGATTATGTCATGCAAATCAGAGAAATTCATGCTACGGTTCCTGATCCATAATCGGGTATCTCTCCCCCGTATTGTTTACCTCTAATTTTTTTTCCACCCATTGTAACTCGTCTATCGTTAATTAGATGCGATTTATTTCCCTCTCTTGCTCGCAGCCCTTGACTTTTACAGCTAGCTTCTGCACTGGCTCCTATATTTTTCTTTGGACTCAGGCATAATTCTCTACTAGCCTTCCATTCTTCTTCAAGAGATTCATCTATATCATGTAAAAACACAACGCACTCCTTTTTAATATTTACCTTTTTTATATTGACACAAGACAAAAAAATGCTACACTTATAACATACTAAATATTATAAAGGAAGCTATGTTAGAAGCCCTCGCAATTTATTTGTGTGTAACCTTTTTTGTTTACACACTTGATCCTAATCCTACACCAGAAGGTTATACAAATTATGATCCTTGTATTAGGTGCGGAGAAGATTGGGAATTTTATCCTGCAAATAATAATCCCAAAGATTCAACAATGATTGTTCCTCAGACTATGACAAAGGAGTAGAATGGAAGAGGTTTTTTTTCAAATGATTGCTTATGGTGCTGGAACCATAGCTGGTGTAATCTTAACAAGATATCAAATTGCAATAAAACAAAACGAATTGTTAGATTTATTAATTGACCAAGGCTTTCTTAGAAGTAAAGTTAATAATGATGGTAATATTGTTCTCCTAAAATATCACGATAATAGACAAAATCAATAAATACATTACCGCAAGAAAAAAAAATGTTCAAAACTACTTTTGGATTCCTACTAGGATGTTTTATTACATATAACTACATTATACCAAACCCAGAGTACAAAGCATTATTAGATGATGCAAATGTTGTTTTACTTGAGTTAATCCAATCTGCAGAAAATCAATTAAAAGAGAATGTTAACAATAAATCAAATTAAAGTTGGGCAAAGTTATGCGTGTAAATTTAGATGCGAGACCATGCTCGATGACCAAAACCTTCCTGTCACTTCTGATACAAAGAATCTTAAAGGTCCAGGAACCTACGAATCTTTAGGAGTTATAAAAACTAGAGATGTAGATAACCAACTTGTGGAACTTATTGATAACGTCACAAAAAGACAGTTTACAATTCCATTCACTGATATTTGGGACATCGATGAAGTAGAGTGGATTGAGGAATCTTAACGACCCCGGCGATCGGTCCATCATTCCTTCCGGTTAAAGGCTTATTGTTCTACGGCCGCCGATAGCCATTTCCCCACCCCCTGGGAAACTAGGGGGCCTCTCCAACTTTTTGGTTGACTTTTTTTAGATTGTATATATAATTATGATTTAACACTAACAAAGAGGATCTATGTGGAATCAAATTAACGAGAGTTTGTGGATTGAAAAAACATTTTACGGCTCTTTGATTGTAATTTGGTGGGCAGTTGTAATTTTGTTTTTGCTTAAATTCTTTTAAACTTAATGTCCCGGTAGTTAAATGGATATAACAGTAGACTTCTAATCTTCTATTCTAGGTTCAATTCCTGGTCGGGACACCATAAAAAAGTTGACATAATTAACAGTTGTGTTATACTTTTAGAACATTAAGCGACTGTGGTGAAATTGGTAAACACACTGGACTTAAAATCCAGCGGCAGAAATGCTTTGCCGGTTCGATTCCGGCCAGTCGCACCATATCAATCCAACGGAGATATCATGCAAATCAAACCACGCAATTGGGTAGCTCAACAGTGTAGAGATTTAAATGGTCCGTTCCGTCCTACTGTAGAACGAGACCGTTCAAAATACACCCGCAAACAAAAGCATAAAGAGCGATATGCTTAATTTCCTGCGAGGCGTATTTTACCTAAGTTTTTCCTTGACTTTTATAGTAATAGCCATTATACTAATTGCTTTACTATTAGAAGTTTACATCTTTGAGGAGGTACTATGTCCCTGTCAACTGTGATTAAAGAAGCAAACATTTATCGTAAATTTTGCAGACAAATGCCTATCGATCCTAGACACGTTAGCATTAAAGATTCTATTGATCTTTTTCGCTATATTGATCGAGAACTAAGTCCAGAACACTTGTATCAAGACGGTGAACGCTCACCTAAAGAAGCTCAACGTCAAGCCGCAAAATTACGCAAGGCTGCACAGGTATTGCTAGACCGCGGCTATAAAGCTCCAATTAACCTAGATTGCCTAAGGATTGATTATGCGAATAGATTTTCAAAAGGCGTATGCATCTAAATCCTACTATGATGATGACGGGAAACAATGGCTAGTACAGTTTGGTAATGACTACCAACTCAGCATCATCCGTCATCGTGGTAGTATGGGATACCGTGAAGGATTATTTGAAATTGGTATGTTCGGTGATTGTGATAGCATGGTTGAACTGCCAGGTATCACTGCAGAAGGAGATACTGTAAAAGGGTTTCTCACACCCGAAGAGGTGAACTGCATCATCCTAAAAATGCAATTCCTTACCGACTCAGCACCTGTATCAGTGTTCGGGTACACAAACTAAATATTCTACTGGACCTCTAGCTCAATAGGTTAGAGCACACGACTCATAATCGTTAGGTTCTCGGTTCAAGTCCGAGGGGGTCCACCACAAAAGGTAAATATACAAAAAGGAATTCTTTTATGTATAAAAACTACCAATTAAAAAATAAAAAGTTTATTGTAATAGGAACCGGTACTAGTGGTCTAGTTACTGCTGCCTCATTGTCATTTTCATATCCTAATTGTGATATAGTCGTTGTCGACAAGGATAAACCAGAGATTATCGGTGTAGGCGAAGGCACTACTCGTAATTTCCAATCAATGATGGAGATGTGTGGTTACACAATCTCAGATTGGTTTGAGCCATTACAGGCTACTTTTAAAATAGGCGTAGATTTCCAAAATTTTGGTATGGATGGAACAGATGTTTGGCATCCATTTACCGCAAATTACAAAGAAATGGATGATTGGGCAATGCAAGAACTTCATCCATCAACATTTAGAGATTTAGTTTTTCCTGATTATTTACCTTGGGTAAGAAACCATAAACATCCAATTTTTACAGAACAACACGGGTATGGCTTCCATATCGATGCACATTTATTAAATAAATTCCTATTTGAAAAACTTCAAAAGAGAAAAAATGTAGAGTTTATTTTTGATAGTATAGTTAAAGTTAATTATGGGGGTGACAACGGTGATGGTGATATTATTGATTTATCTCTAGCTAGTGGTGCCCAGGTATCTGCTGATTTATATTTTGATGGTAGTGGTTTTGCAGGCGTAGCATCAAAAAATAAAGATAAAGTTGATGTATTAGGTGATTTATTTGTAGACTCTGCGGCTGTGATACAAGTACCTTTTAATGATACGGTCATTGCACCTTCAGTTACAGTGGCGTCAGCATGTGATCATGGATGGATATGGACTATTCCAACTAGAGAAAGAATCGGTAGTGGTTTAGTTTTTAACAAGAGTTGCACAACATTAGACGAAGCTAAAGACACTTTGTATAATTTTTGGCAACAAAGGGCTAACGTATCTATCGATAAAAATTCAATAAAAATTTTACAATGGCATCCGTTTTATCTAAAAAATCCTTGGCAAGGCAACAGTGTTTCTGTGGGATTATCAAGTAGTTTTGTAGAACCGCTCGAAGCGACTTCATTACAAAATTTGAGTCTGATGGTTGGTCGTATTGTAGGTAATGTAGAAAATTATTTTGTTGGATCTCATGATTTTATAGGAGAAATTAATCAGTTCCATTATGAAATTGTAGATGAATCGATTGATTTTATTCGAGTACATTATGAAACAAAGAGGACCGACACTCCGTTTTGGCAGTATGTAGCTAGGAATTATAAAGTTACTAAGAGACAAAGATATTACGAAAACCTTTGTGACGACCCTAATGTAGATGCCGACCACACCACTCCTACTGATTTTTTATTCCAATATGTAAATTGGAGTCTATGGATGTGTCAACAGAAACACAAAAATATTGTGTATAAAGGTATGTATAGAGAAGGGTATTTAGATGCTGCGAAAGCTAAAGTTGATCATATGGATCAAGACGAATTGTTTGATACACTATCTTTAGCAAATTATTATCTTGGCAAATTCAGATGATGCCGATAAAACAAATTCCATGTTTTTCTAAACATGAAATATTTGATTTAAGCCATCAATATAAGGTTTCAGCGCAATTGTTCCAAGGAAAAAATATTGTAATAGTTGATGATATCTATCTACATCCTATAAGTGTAAGAAATTATATATTAAGCGTACCTAGTTTTCCTGATGTCACTGCATATCCAGGATGGCGATCGCACTCTAAAACATTGTCTCCTTTACCACAATTTATAGAAAAAAAAATTATTAAATTATACTATCCGGATATGGAAGATAAACTTGTTATTGATCAACAATTTGTAGGTGGAATACTTACAACAAAATCAATGACTAATGATTATTCATTTAAAACTCATGTTGACGGCGTTGGTTTAGCTGGCATAATTTATTTCAACACTGATGAAGAATGTTCTGGTGGCACTCAATTCTATCCAAGCACCGCAGCAACCGTTGCGAGTTTACAGATACCAATGAAATTTAATAGGATGGTTCTATATCCAATGGATGTGGTACATAGTGGTTGGATTTTGGAAAATTCATTTGATAATTATTACCGGATAACTCAAAACCTTTTCTTCAACAAAAAAATATGAATAATGACCATTTTATAATGATGATTGTATTAGCTTTAGGCTTCGGAATGTTTGGCTATTTATTAGGAGCAGATGCAAGAGAAAAAGAAGCGATTGCAAGAGAATATGCATTGCATTGTCCAATAACTGGAGATTTTAGTTGGAAAGACGAATGTTGAGTTCATCTAATGTTCCTTTATTTACTGCACCAGTTGGTACAATATTAATTGCCAAAGTATACCGATACTTTTCAGACTGTTCGGGCATAGTAAAATGGGTCAACCAACTGGGAAATATGATTAGAGAATTTGGTTCAGGATCAAATGTGTATACAGGAATATTAGAATCTGAATCGACACTAAACCCGGTGGTCATTGCAGTCTGCCGAGGATCTTGGAAATAAGTTGGACTTACCTTTTCTACATAATATATTGCTGATAGAAAAGAATTTGGATGTACATGTAGATGATGAAATTTTTTTTGTGAGCTTCTATTAGCCCATGCTAAACTAATTTCTAACTTATCACATTGAAAATTAAAATTATCCTTGTAATCGTCTAGGCAATTTTTTATCCAGTCAAATAAATTTTTAAATTTAGCATTTTTTTCTAAATGTGTCTCAAGAGATTTATCTGCTTGGGTTTGACTGTCAACATAAATTAAATCTTGAATATCTTGCGCTATGTTAAAGCTAGTTTCATGTTGGTAGACAGTTAATACTGTAGGAAAAATATTAGTTATTTTTTTATTCATCAAATACTTAACACATTAAAAATTTCTTTTAATAGTTCTTGACTTTTATAGCTCCTATGCTATACTTATAGATATTGAACAAGCGGGGCGTTCCTTCCAGCTGTCTTATAAGCAGTCAGCCAAACAGGGAGGCGGTGCTATAGAGGTTCAACTCCTCCGCCCCGTACCACTTAACCCTAACCACTATACATATGATATCTAAACGTGTACGAGATCGTTTTGTAGCACAACATGGCGAGCCGGCTAACCTAGATGAACTAGGGCAAGCCCTTGTTGCCCATATCAATAACCTTGGAGCAAGTTCAAAGGGTCGTGATAAGGGTCAGCGGGTACTAGGCTTAGTTTGGAATATCAGTTCAGGTGAACAGTGCAACAGTCATAATTCACCTGTGGGGGTACCATGTAGCTGGCATGAACCTGAGAGGTTTCCTGCGTTTTATGGCAGGGTATGGCTAAGATTATCCAAGACGCCTGGATGGTCTGTCACTGATTACTTTGAGGGTACTTGTTGTCACCTAGGATCAGGTGGGGGTGGGTCATATGAAGGCCCATGGGACCAGCTATATACAACCTGGCATCAGCAGCATAGGCGCTGGCGTACAAGGATAAAGTTAGACTATCCTGAACCCATCCTTTACAGTTGGACTTTTACTATCTGGCTGCAGGATTGGCCTCTAATTGAAAAGCATTACAGTAAGTTAGACATGCTTGACATGATCAAAGGAGTTAGGGTAGATTACCTTAAACGTAATCATACGTTTACCTATGAAGCAGAAGGCATAGATGCTGCTGATGGCAAATATATACAGCAGTATGCCGAGATTGACTACTCTTTTTGTAGAGATAAACTTTTAAACGAGATTTTTAATGACTGAAGAAACTATCCAAGAACTTGAATATATCCTACGTGAACAGCAGAGTATGCTAAACGAGTTTGCTACTAATCTCGCACAGGTAAGTAGGCAGCTTAGAGAAGTAACTGACCTATTAGACGAGGTAAAATATGCGAGTGAACATCAGGCGACCGCCTAAGAATCCAGAACGCAATCAACGTGTAGATGTACTAGTTGAACCCCATGACGTATGGAGCTTAGACTGGACACTGGCACAGATAATACACCCTGGCCTCGTCATGTTGAAGCAACAGAAGAATGGGGCTCCTTGGGTTGACCCTATGGATGTACCAGAGGAGCTGAGACCCACACCCGAAGAGCTGGCAAACTACGAAGAGGATCTACGTACTGACGAACTGTGGTTTGACCGTTTTGACTACATCTTAGATGAAATGATCTGGGCATTTGACCAGATAAAGCAAGATGTGAATATCCATTCTAAGTCGGATGCTGCAAGGATCAATAATGCTCTGCGTTTGTTTGGTAAATATTATCAAAGCTTATGGTGGTAAATTTTATGGACAAAGGAGGGTTGACCATGATGTACATGTTTAATGATCTATTAAAGATAGATCCTAATGCTGAGGAACAGAAGGATAAAATTAAACTGATAGTGGCTGCAATTTTGGTCATTGCAATTGGTGTAGGAGGTCTTACACTGACACTATCACTTATGCTATAGAGGAGCATGACTAGAACAGAAACGAAAGATCGATTCCATCGGATGGCGAGTGAACTTATGCAGAATATGGATTTCACTCGCATCCATCACACTATGCAGGTGCTAGACTGGCGGTATCAAGGAGAACGGCAGTCTGAGGGTGATATCCGTATTTTTTGCCGCAGACTACTACACGAAACGATTGAACGTGTATTGGATTCGCCTACAGGAGAAGCATTCCTAAGCACAGGTGGTTTTGAAATCACCATTTATCACCCAGACCATTTAGACGAAGAACGTGCTGGTACATTAGATGTCAAGTTTGTAGTCGAACATGACATGATGATCTTTGACCAGACTGAACAATCAAAAACAAATATACAAGAACAGATTGATGAAATCCTAACAAGATTAGACGTACTTGAAGACGAAGTTAATCGTTATATTGTAGACTACAGGAAATAATATGACACAGTATTTAAATTGGTTCATTGTTGCTATCGTCGTGTTAGCACTTCTTGACCAGGTAGGAATATGAAATATTTTGTAGTCTGGGCGCAGGACTTTGGTTTAGAATATCTCCAGTATGACACAGCACAGCAAGCATTTGGTTTCCTTGAAACATTATTACTGGAAGGGATAGATGCGGACAAGATAATGATATTCCGTGGCGACACGGTTGGTTATACAGTTGAAGAACACAAACACTATACAATTAAAGGAGAAGAATGAAAGGTAGAACAGCACAACGCATCCGACGTAAGGCAGCAGTTGAAAGACTAGAATACCAGCACACTCATTACAGTGATAAGGTTAGAGAGATTAAAGAAGCGCTCAAGACTGCTCGCAATCACAAGGACAAGCAGGAAGAACAACTGCAGGAAGATCTGCTTAGGATCGCAGAAGACAAACTAGCTAAATGCAAGACTACGCTAGACAACACAAATAGACTGCTGAAGGCATCTGCTGCATAAATATTCTAAACAAGGATTTAGATTATGCAGGACATCAGACATTATATCAATGTCATAGACCAATTAAACGAAGAGGTACGTTGGCAAAAGAGCCTCTTCGATCATCTCTTCGTAGATGATATAAAAATATACGACTTCAATCCTGATACAGGACGTAACGAAGAAAAACGTTACCCCTACCTAATACAGCCAAATCACAAGAAATTCTGGACACCCGTTGTTCCGGCTATGATGGAACGACTTGAAATGACTAAGCGTATGGCAGGTTGCCATGTGCTAGGCGTAGACAAGCTGAAGCAGCTTATACAATTAGAAGGCAAGCGTAGCCGCCAGATATCAGTGTTTACATCGGATGTTGAAGGCTATATCTCAGCATCAGGTATCTGGGGTGGAGGTGGTTTAGTGGCTATCTTAACAGGTACAGTTTCAGTAGGTGCAGCAGCAGATATAATGTCAGTAGTTGATCGTAAAGGACAACGCTTAATAGATCTAGGTCCTGAGCCAGACTTCCAAGGAGAATTTCCTTACGATATCTATGACGAAAGACCTTACAATCTACTATGGAATGCACTTGTAGACATGCGTACTCCTATCATAGCAGAGCTTAAATCAACGGGTGTAGAACCCGATGTACCTCCAGACATAAGGCGTAACACACTAGGTAGCCGCATGCTGGTAGATGCAAACAGTTTCACAGGCGAACAAAAACAGCGAGCTATCAAACAATATATAGACGGTGTTGAAAAGACGATTGCACAGCATAAACCAGTGTTCCAGGAGATGTTCTTCCAGCATGTGGAAAGACAGAGCACAGCCTGGGAAGACCTCGTGGAAGATTATGATGAACTGGTAATGGGCAACTTCCGCATTGAAAAGCTTTACGTTATCGCAGAGCACATAGACGCAGATGACGGAGCTAAGCCAGGATGGCCACACGATTACTTCCCTGAGGATGGAGTATTCTGCTCACAACCACGTAAGCAGTGTGTCGCACTGGATTTTCCAGTAGAATTTGTAGACGAAAGAGATCTTCGAGATAGTCTCGAACGAGAAATGTTAAGCCGTAACCATAGGAGGGCTCAATGACACAATCAAAGGAAGAATATAAAAAACTACATGACGATTATCTAAAACGGATCCAAGAAGCCAGAGAACGTGGCGACAGTGATACAGAAGCACAGCTTCAAGAAGAACTAAACTATATGGACGACGCTTTATTAAAAAAAGTTTAGCCTATTATCCTTGCATTTATCTGATAAATATCAATAAATTCAAGGAACAAACTTATGGCAAAAAAACTTTTCACAGACGATTACACGTTTCAAGTTGCAGCAAAACAACTAATACTAGCAGGTAGAGTTAAACTTGACAAACTTTTACTTGTAACCAATCTTACTACCAATCAAATCATTTATAATTTTGCTGATCCTAGCAAAGGCGTAAGTGAAGAGGTATACGATCAAGCCGCAGAATTAACGCAATATACGCTTAAAGCAGATCTTACAGGGCAAAACGACACAGATAAGCTACAAATATTTGTAGAAGGTTTAGCTACAGCAATCACCCCCTCAGAAGATTTAATGGACGCTGTAGGTAAACTAAGAGTATCAACACCTGGTAACCTTATTGATACTGACTTTGAATACGGAACACAAAGCACCAAATGGGAAACCATTCAGAGTGTAAATAACCTTCCTACTATTTACAGTTCTAGTGGAGACTTACCTTTATCTGATGTGCTTGAAGTTTATGCATTAGACGGATCAAATCAAGTCCGAGTATCAACAGATAGTCCACATAATTTAGCAATTGGTAATCCTATTACCGTTCAAGGTTTATCTATCTATCAAGCAGAAGGTAGTTTCCTAGTCACTGGCGTACCCGATGGCTTTACATTCTTTTTTGAGATAGATATACCGTCAAACACTACAGGCGATATTAGTGGATCATACACAACAATAGTACCTGGTAAATTTTATGAAGGTAGTAATCTTAATACTGCTGATGAATCTCCAGGTATTTCAGATGGCGCTGAGCCTAGTAAACTTATAATAACCACTGCTGAAGCACATGGATTCAATACAGGCACAAAAGTTTACCTCAAAAACACAATCGGACCAAAAAAATTAAGTCTATTTAATCCAGATGATAATGCACCAGACGGAAGACCCAATGTCGATACAGTGCCATTTTTCATAACTGAGGCAACAATTGATGCATCAACTGATACTGGAAGACCAGGTGCTTTGGTAGGTCCAGTGGTTAGTTATGACTGGGAATGTACCTATACCCGATATCTATTTCCGGCCGATGTTGATCCAGTATTAGATAGGATCAGCTGGCCTGGGCACAACCTATATGATGGAGCAACTTTATTGTTTAACACTCCTAGGAAAGGTGATACAGATGCAGGGTTAGTGGATGGGGAAATTTACTATGTAAAGATCATAGATGCTGATTATTTTCAAGTCGATACTGTTTATAGACGTAACCCATTCCAAGCTCGTCCGTTAACCCCATTAAATAACGTTTTTGGACAAGCAAGATTTGGATTAGTCTACATGGTATCAGGAAGCTTAGGAGGCCTAAGATATCCTAGTTGGAATATTATTAATAATCCAGTTATTCCTAAGAGTCCTGCAGCGTCACGAGGTTACTCAGAAAGCACCTCAAGGCAAATAACCTATTCTTTAACTCTTAGTTTGATAGACGAATTTGAAGTAGGAGCCATTGCACAAATTAGTGAAGCCCTAGTAACTTCATACGCCATATCAGGCACGACTAGTGCTACCAATTTACAAATTAGATTAAGAGGACAAAACGGCAATCCAGACATTACTATATGGGACGGAAGAGGCAGCTCAACGATTACTCCTACTGATGCAGATTATGCAACTTGTTTGTTTGTCACAGGTGGAGTAATCCAATTTATTCTTGATATAACTTCTTATTCATATTCTTCATTTGGAGTGTGGGTATGGAATCCTAACGGAGTAAGAACCTACTGGAGACATTATGGTTTTAATTTAACTTTAAATACTGACGTTTATTATACAGTTCCAAACGCAGACGACTTTTACAGTGGTAAAGATTTAGTTAACCTTGAATACGGTCTTGGAGGTGTTGAACCACAGGCAGTCATTGCTTTTCAAAATCAATCTGCTGGTGACGTTTATGATAGCGTTGACAACTATTCTTATGTTATTGGCACACAAAATGAAAGAGATAGATTTGGAACTATTAATCCTAGGTCCAACTATGCAACAATAACAGACATTGATCCTACCTTAGGAACTTTTACCCTATCTGATGCTGGATCTAACTATAGGGACACAGACGGTATATCTAAGCCCTACTATGCATTTATAAATTTTTTACCTAATAATAGGAACACATTCTACATTCCAAGTCATGGGTTTACCAGTGGTGATACTGTTTCAATAGAAATTGATGCTAGTGATTATGCAAATGGACAACGCTTCCAATATGCAGATAGTGCAGGTGCAGCAACACCTATTCCGACTCAAATTTTTGAAGCTCTTGTGATCACTATTGATCCGGATAATGCAAGATTCCAAGCAAATGTTGCTCCATTTACTGATGATATTATAAGTTTTCCGCAGAATTTTAAAGTTACTTATAGACAAAATAATCAGTTTTATAATACGATTTATGTTTCTAATCATAAGGTTACAGGAACAACACAGGCCACCTATAGTAAGAGAGGCACAAGTGGAGAAATTTTTAACATTACTGCAGAATTTGATAACAGTGCCTATATTTTTTCAAGTGTAAATTTAGGATCAGGCAATAAGAATCCTACATTAACACTCTATCGAGGACAAACTTACACATTTAATATTGACGCAGCAGGTCATCCATTTGAATTTTGGTACGTCAATTACAGTGGAGTATATACCAATGGTGTTACTGGGTCTCCTACTGATAGTGGTACCATAACCTTTGTTGTGCCCGGCGATGCGCCTAATGATTTACATTATCGTTGCCAAAATCATGTTAACATGACAGGAAATATAGCAGTCCTAGATCCTGGAGCAAATGTTGGAGGTTTGGTAACAGGAACAGATTATTTGCTCGACCGTATAAATGATTCAAGATTACTAATCAATAGTTTAAACGTAGCAACGCAGAGCGGTTTAACTGATGCTGTAGGTGCTGGTAACAATGCAGTTTTAACCGTATTTATTGATGTAGAAACTCCGTTACAGGCTGCTGGATTGAGCACTGTTGATGCTTGCAGTATAACAGACATACAATATAGAGGTGACTTTGGTGGCCGGAATGAATATGCTGTAGTTACTTTTACTTACGACCAGGACAAATTCCAAATTGGCGCAAACGCCCCTAGTGATACCAGTGTATTCTTATCAGACGAAAGTTTCACATTTAAAAATGTAACTCCAAATCTCTTCACCGATCCAGGCACAGGAAAAATAGGTTTTGAAGTATCCATATCTCCTACTACACAGATTAACAGGGCCCCATCAGGAATGGTTAATTGGTGGGAAATTAGATTTGAAGTAATTGGAGATAGTGGATCTGTAACATTAAGCACTGGTGGTACAGGTTGGCACGATTTCCAACTTGCTCCAAACAGAGGCGCTTACGATGGAATTTTTGATATTATTTCTGTGCCTAGCGCAACGAGTTTTGAACTACAAAGCGATTTCCAAATACCTTTAAGAGAATACCAATTTGTTCCTAGTGCTACAGCAACTGCAAGCACAATTAGCTTTACTGATCCGCATAATCTACGGAGAGGTGAGCGAATGTACTATACTCCTGCACAAGGCGATAATTCATTAATAGCTACCGATGATAATTATGTTTTTGTAATTCCTGTAAGTGAAACACAGATATCGCTTAGTGACAGCTATTTCAACGCAATTAACAACATTGTTAGTCCATTAGATAACAGTGGTACAGGAACTCATGCACTCAGTAGTGATTCAGTTATTAAGAACACGAGAGGGTTAGGCAGTCTAGCTATCACTGCAGGCAGTAACACAATTATAGGCACTGGAACCAGTTTCTTGACAGATTTTAAACGGTTCGATAACCTGTTTATTGAAACTGGAGGACTGATACAAACATTTACTGTGAATCAGATTACGACTGATGAACTGATGACGGTATTTGAACCTGCCGGACAAACTGGTTCGGGTGTCAAATACTATTTCGAAACACAATTAATCCTTAGACCAGATGGTTATAGCCTGCATTTGAGTTTTGACGGTGGTGTTGATATCACAGCAGGAACATCTCCTAATTCAAGGATCGTTAGACAAACAAGAAAATATTTTAGATATCAGTCTGGTAAAGGTATCCAAAATTCAGTTGCGATCAACTTTAATCCTCCAAAAATCATGCAGGAACTGATTGTTGCTAGTGGCAATATTGCACTGGTAACAACCCAAGAAGCTCATAATCTCAGGGTTGGTGAAGAAATTAAAATTGACGGGGCTGAAGTAGATGCTGGTAATAATGAGTATAACGGAATATTCAATGTGGCAAGTGTGCCAACTCCATTTACATTTACATATGAAATGGCTAATCCGCCGATACAGCTTAAATCCGCAGGCTTTCCCACTTATGTGCGTACAGGTTGGACAGACAGTTTTGTAAGGACTGGCATGTTTGATGATCAAAATGGCTTCTTCTGGGAATACGACGGAACAGCTATCAATGCGGTAAGAAGGAGTTCAACAAAACAGATAGCAGGTACTGTGAATACTGTGCGGGGCAGTCAGATCATCCAGGGAACTGGCACTTCATTTACAACCCAACTAGAAGTAGGTGAGAAAGTTGTAATCCGTGGACAGAGCTATCGCATCGTTGAGATAGGATCTGACATACGGATGACAGTGCAACCTCCCTATAGAGGATTAGCAGCAACCAAAGTCAAAGTAACAAAAACTGAAGACGTTCGCACTCCGCAATTGAGTTGGAACTTAGACAAGTGCGATGGTGAAGGACCAAGCGGATTCCTGCTTGACACTACTAAAATACAGATGGCATACTTTGATTATTCATGGTACGGTGCTGGTAAGATCCGCTATGGCTGGAAGGACCAGAACGGTCATGTAATGTATGCACACGAATACAAGCACAACAACAGGTTGAACGAATCATATTTCCGCTCAGGTAACCTGCCAGGTCGCTATGAGATAGAAAATGGTCCTTCACCAACTACATCACCAACCCTGTTCCACTTTGGTACTTCAGTGATCATGGACGGTAGATTTGACGATGACAAAGCTTATCTATTCACAGTGCAGAGTAGACCACACGCTTACACGTCAGGCGAGACTTTCACATTCCAACAGGCCACACAAACTTCAAGCACGTTTGAATTGGTAACGCTGAAAGGTTCTCGTGTATGGGTTTATGCATTTCCACTAGCACAAACTGAACTGGAGCAGATCACCACTGGGATGGAAGTCACCGCCGACACGGGAGAACTGCCGGAGTCAACCTATGTAACACAGATAGCCAATGGACAGGTGTATACCAACTATCCAGCTTCATCAAACCTACCCACACTGCCTACCATACAGCCAGGCACTGTGTACACGTTTGGTGATCCTAATGGCGGTATTGACCTTACACGACCATTGCCACTGGTATCAGTAAGGCTAGCACCAAGTGTGGATTCAAGCTTAACTGGTGCGGTAGGAGAACGTGAAATTATCAATCGCATGCAGCTGGGCTTGAAACAGGCAGGTGTCACAGCAAACGCTGATATCTCAGTGTTCCTAATCCTAAACGCACTGCCTTCAAGGATGAACTTTGAGAAAGTGCAGCAGCCAAGCCTATCAGAACTGATAGAGCATGTATCAGGTGACACACTGCTAGATGGTACTACTATCCTAGCTACCAAAGCGTCAGCAGGATCACAAGAAATTGATCTTACCCAGCTGTTAGAAATGGGTAATTCAATACTGGGCGGTGACGGTATCTATCCAGCAGGACCAGACCTACTAACCATCGCAGTACAACCTGCTACCACACAGGGAGTATCAGCCCTAGCACCATTCACAGTGTCAGCTAAGATCAGTTGGTCAGAGTCACAGGCGTGATTAAGATAAATATTCAAAAGGAGTCGCAATGAATGATGAAATCCCCACGTATGAACTTGATGAAGACACACAGAAACTTCTCCAGACCGTGTTAGAGTTAGCACTGATGAGTGCTAACCTACAGATTGATCAGAAGAACTCTCAGTCAGTAATGGACATAGTGTTTACCACTGCTCACAGATTCGGTATTGAATTTGAAGTTGTAAACCCTGAACCAGAACCTGAGAAACCCACAGACTCAATAGACATTTCAAATCTCCCTTTTGAAATACAAGTCAGCTTCCTAGACAAAGACACACCTTAATCACACTGGGGGGTCTATACACGTAGGCCCCGCTGCTACTCATATACACCAAACTGACGACACGAAACAGCACACATAGGCCCCGCTGCTAGGTGTTTAGCTCCAGCTAAATACTGAAAGGAGGAAACATGTACATCATACACGTGCCAGAACAGCCTGAGATAGAACCGAAACTAAGATCAACACTTGAATCAGCAGAATACCTAAGAGATCAAATGAACACGCAAAACTGTACTGACAGTGCAGTTATTGATCTCATACACACTACAATTAGATTTACTCGTAAAGGAAATGAAGATGAATAGAGACGCATTCACATATGCTTACGGATTCATAGCAGGAGTACTACTGGCACTATTCGTTATTACCATCTCTTACGTGGTGTGCGACTACTACTGTGATCGTATGCTTGATGATTTACTCCAAAAAGGTGCAGTCATAGTAGTGCCTAACGAAGTGATGAACAGTTCGCACTAAACGATACAGAACGGCACAGTTCGAACACAGTCGTTACTAGAACTGTGAGTACTGTTAAGGCTATGAGAGTAGTCCGAATAACACTGTGAGATAGAACTGTGAGATATAATAGAGGCAGAGTATTTGAACAATGCCTGTCACCACCGTCCTCCACCATTTTTTTACATTCCGTTATAATTTTCTTTTTTCGTAAGAAAAACCAGATTTAAATCGCATCAAAAGTTAGCCCATACTAACTTTTTTGGTTAGCATATACTAAATTTGCATATAACTATATGTGCATATATGCATATTTGTATATTTAATTATTTGTATATTTCCAATTTCTCATCACCATCTCGCCTCGTTCAGCTCTACTTACTAGTATATAGTGTATCAAAATGCATCATCGTATCAAAATGCATCATCAGATTGAAACTAAATATTATGTTTTCCAAATCCGCCCTAGCACGATTCTTGCATACCGTTGAAACTAAATATTATGTTTTCCTAATTTGGATGAAACTAAATATTATGTTTTCCAAATCCAACGGTTGAAACTAAATATTATGTTTTATTAATCCCACCTAGCACGGTTCTTGCAATCCCCGAGCTGACAAGAGATCTTTAGAAAAAGATCTCTTGTGATATCAGTGAGATAGCTCTAAGTCACTGATATCATCCTGTATCATTTCCGTTGCGATTCTCATCCCGTGCTAGTATACTATATGAACAGTGAGCGACACAGTCAACCAGTACAAGGAGGCAGGATGGACGAGATTAAGAACGAGATACTGAACAGGCAGGAACGTGAGCTAGAACGGAATGCCAAACGAGCTCGCGTACAACGACTGGAGCAGGCGATACGAGAGTGGCCTGTGGAGCAGAAGGGTTTCGCAGGACTGAGGAGACTCCAACATCAACTTAATGAACTAAAGGAGACACCATGAACAGTTTCACCCGCTCAGCCCATCCATACTACACCGACCGCGACTTCTGCGCGAAGCTCCCAATGTATAAGACAGCCTGGAGTACGGTACACGAGACCTATGTAGGACTCCGTGCGGTATGGCGTGATCCTAACAATGTTCCTGTCATCTCAGCCCATGTGCTGGGCACTCCGACGGAAGAGACACATCTGTTCCGTCCAACTGAGTTGATCAACTACGTCCTCTAAAAAAAAAGGTTGACTTCCGAAAGGGAGTCAGCTATACTATTAAAACAGTGAGCGAGCAGCTCTTCCTTCCAAAACTCCAACTAGGAGATCCAATGCCAGAACTATCCAATACAGTTTACTCATTCTGCTCAGATCCCAGTCACGGTTGGCTAGCAGTTCCGCAGGCTGATCTCGCCCGTGTAGGTCTTTCCGCTGCAGACCTGTCAACATTCAGCTTTTGGGACTCAGAATACTTCTACTTAGAAGAGGACATGGACTATGCGATCTTCTGCCGTGCCTTTGAGCGCACCGTAGGACACGCTCCAAACGTGAGATTTATTCCCTCAACAAGAGGCAGACATTCAATCCGCCGCAAGAACCGCAACATCATTGGTTGTACAGACAGTTCAAAACTCATCTCTCTAATGGCATAAAATGGTAGTAGAAGCAGTAGTAAGGATCACGTTGAAAGACGGATATGACCTTTCCGACCCAGATCGTGTAATAGATGTGCTTAATGAAATGGATTATGAGTTTCGGTCCGATGCGATCGAAGACACTGAAATCGTAGACTTCAATTGGGAGATAGACTGATGACATATATGGAAGCAGATCAGCGCCTAACCGCAATCCTAGACAAGAGGGTTAAAGAATGTACCGAAAACGAAGACTTACGGAACAGTCATTCCTACAGGCTAGGGGTGTTAATAAATATGATGTCTTGTGTACTAACCAACAGTCAATTACGGAAGTTTGAACAAGGAGTGCTCTAAAAAAGATCCTTAACAAGATCAGTGACTTACAGCTAAGTCACTGATCCTACAGGGAATCATTTTTGTTGATTTTTTTGCCCCAATCAACTATACTATTTAGACAGTGAGCGATTAGCTCGTCCTTCCAAAAACTCCAACTAGGAGATCCAATGTCAAGCATTCCATTCGTTAGCAGAGCACAGATGACTTTCCGCCCAAAAGCAGAGAAGCGCTCAAGGAACTTGGACGCAGACCTGCGCACGAGCCAAGTCTACCTACTAGAGGGCAGGACTGTTGAGGAGACTATGAAGTCAGCTCGTCTAAACAATCGCCGTTATGAGACAATCGGAGGCAAGAAATTTTTGGTAGTCAGCTAAAAAAAGGTTGACTTTTTCCTGCTCGTTCGCTATACTATTAAGACAATGAGCGAACGAGCTCCACTCCAGAAACTGCAACGAGAGTTGGCTATGAAAAGAAAAAGTATCATTAAATCAACATATACTATCATCGGCTCTGCAGACGGAGAGGTAATTGATGTAACAGAAGTGAAAGGAATTAAACCAGCACGAGATATTTTAGCATCGTGGGAAAACTCAGGACGATACTCAAAAGTGACCCTCAAGCCAAAAGATATATTGTTGAAGGAATTGAGAGGAATATTGATATGACTGTAATTACAGTAAAGGCTGACACTGGGATGGAATTTACTGCAACCGAACAAGCGATTGTCAAAGTCATTGCAGACCTTCCTGACGGCAAGTATACTTTGACAATTAAAGGTGATGATCATCCAGCAGCAATGGCTGTCCTGACTTACCGCCGAGCCGCAGCAAGGAGAGCATGGGCATATGTCGCCCAGGGTGCTTTCGTTGAGATACCTGACAGCGACTACTATCAGAATAAATGGTCAAGCATCGCTGACAGGCTTTCTGCAAATTAAATTAAAAAAAAGGTTGACACGAGGACTTGGTCCTGCTATACTATTAAGACAGTGAGCGAACAGCTCTTCCTTCCAAAACTCCAACCAGGAGATCCAATGTCAGATACACGAAAAGCCACTAACCGACTATTAGAACTAGTAGGCGACGGACTGCTAGATCAGTATCAGGTAATCCTGGCCTGTGTAAAGTATATGAGCGAGGACGATGTTGCAGACATGTGTCACCTAAACGAGTTTTTTGAGCAGGAGGACGAGGACCTGCTGGACGACTTCAACTACGCAGGCAGTCGTCATCATTATTAAAAAAAAGGTTGACACGAGGCGTTGAGCCTGCTATACTATTAAGACAGTGAGCGACAAGCTTGCATTTTTCCAATCTACGCTAAGAGGGCACAATGGCAACAAGAGCAAGAATTGCATACCGCTACACAGACGGATCATATGTTTCTGCTTATCATCATTGGGACGGCTATTTAGACGGCTTAGGACTACTGTTAACAGAACATTATACAGATCCTAAACTAATTGAGAAATGCATACAAAAAGGCAACGCTTCTACATGGAAGTCTGAACCTGAGCACAATGATTACTATCACAACGAGCGTTGTATGACGCATGCCGATACGAAGGCACTAATGGAAGACGCTTGGAACATGGATGAGGAATATCTTTATGTATACTCAGAAAAACTGCAAGGTTGGAGTGTACGATTCCGCAACGGAGATATGACACGGATCTCAGCTGAAAGTATTTTGTCAGCAAGAGAAAAATAAAGGTTGACAGCAGGGCCAGGCCCTGCTATACTATTAAAACATTGAGCGAGTCAGCTCACTTTTCCAACTCTACAAGAGAACAAGCATGTCAAACGTAAGAATACTTGAAGGCACATACAAGATCCGCGGCAATGACACATCTGTTGCGGGTATGATATTCCCACTAGTAGACGACTTCCGATTTGGCGCTAACGGAGGCTTTGTCACAGTAGACGCGAGGAACATTCCAGGCTTTCCAGATCGCAACATCAAGATCCGTGTCCCTAACGACAAAGCTTACGAACTGACCGGAGATCATCAGATCGCTGCTCCTAAAGAGACAGACGAACAGACTATCGAAAGACTGCGCGAACGATTTGACATGTTGGAGGATATGACGCGAGCATGCAAGAAGGGCGATGTACGTGCAATGATCGTGTCAGGTCCTCCGGGAGTAGGCAAGTCACACGGTGTTGAGAAAGTACTTGCAAAGCATGATATGATCACAACGCTTGCGAATACTGCTCCTAAATACGTAATCGTAAAAGGCGCGATGAGTCCGCTGGGTCTATATATGAAACTGTACAACTATTCTGCTAAAGATAATGTTGTAGTTTTTGATGACTGTGACAGCATCTTTCAAGATGAACTTAGTCTTAACATCTTAAAAGCTGCATTAGATAGCAAGAAGACACGTAAGATCTTTTGGAATACTGACAGTCGTGCGCTTCGTTCGGAAGGTATTCCAGATCAGTTCGAGTTTAAAGGCTCTGCAGTATTCATCACTAATCTAAAGTTTGAGAAAGTCAAAGGCAAATTGCGTGAGCACTTAGAAGCATTAGAGTCACGCTGTCACTACATCGACCTAACTATCGACACAGATAGAGAGAAGATGTTACGTATCAAGCAGATCGTATCAGACGGCATGCTCGACGAATATGCATTCGAAGGTGACGTGCAAGAGGAGATACTTGACTTTGTTACAATTAATAAAGATCGCTTGAGAGAACTCAGTCTTCGGACTGTGCTTAAGATTGCAGATCTTGCAAAAGCTTTTCCAGACAAATGGGAGAGCATGTCTGAGAATACAGTGATGCGTCGAGCCTAAGCCCTCGGGCTCCGCATTGCACGGGCGGCAGTGCCCCTCAGCTGTCGCCCCAGAACAAAAAAAATAAAAAAAAGGTTGACGCGAGCACAAGGCTTTGCTATACTATTAATACAGTGAGCGACAAGCTCATCCTTCCAATCACTCCACATAGGAGATCACAATGGCAGCAAGACGCAAGACAATCGACTTAGACACTTTCGTCAACTGGTGCAACGACAGGCTCGCCAAGAGCAATTTCCAAGAACGAGACAGCACAGAAGGTGTTGGCTATCGCAAGGGCATTATGACAGCCGTTGAAGAGGCGCTGTTCAGTGCTAATCGCTACCAAGGCTATCGCGCCATCCGTCCACACGAAGTTGAAGTGAAAGACGGCTGGGGATACGACGATGCGACTGGTGAGTGGAACGATGACACTCGTCGCAAGTATTTCATCTAACCACAGCAGGGGCTTAGGCCCCGCTGTATGTATACGTAACAATCCTAACCTAAAGGAGATTGATGATCGACGACAAACGCACCAGTGAAGATATCCGCAAGGAGATCAAGCAATTGAAAAAGCTTGTGAAGGTAAAGCAAGAACTGTTAGGCATCGTGCTGATGCAGGAAGAGCTAAGCCAGATCAAACTACAGAAGACTTTCGACGCGGCCGGTAACTAATTAATTTAATCTAAGGAGCACGACATGGCACAGGTAACCAAGCGAGTACAATCACTTTCAAAGACAGTACAAGAAGTAGAAGAAGACATCTGCTGGCTGCAGCGACATGCAGTGAACGGCATCGTACCGCAGAAGGTACAGAAAGAACTGCAGGACCTGCAGCGGACACGAGCTAGCCTGATTGAACGACAAACAGAGCTGGCATAAAGGATTCGTTCTGCGTGTAGTTCAGTCTGGTAGAACACTTGTTTTGGGAACAAGAGGTCGTTGGTTCGAGTCCAGCCACGCAGACCATTACGGGGGATTAGCTCAGCTGGGAGAGCGCTTGATTTGCATTCAAGAGGTCAGCAGTTCGATCCTGCTATCCTCCACCACACTTCACGATGGGAATCACAATGACAACGATACAGAAACGATACAATAAACTAAGACAGATGTCAATCCAGGAATTAGAAACAGAGCGATCTAGCCTGTATGAAGAGATGGAACGAGAAGAAGAAGATCCCTACGGAGGATGGGGGAGCTGTCTCCACGACAGCCTAAGCCTGGATGTGTCAATTGTAGAAGAGGTGCTGGACGAAAAAAAGAAAGCCAACAAGATCAGTGACTTAGCCTTAATCTACTGATATCGCAAGAGATCTTTTCTGTTGATTTTTTGGACCGGATCAGATATACTATATTCATAGTGAATGATACCACAACGCCAACTAGGAGCGAACATGACACGAGAGCAAATCGAACAAGCAACACAGGCATTCCTTGCAAACGGCGGAGAGATCCAGAAGATGCCAGAGCGCAAATCCTACACCTGGGCAGACATCAGCACGATGCTGGAGCGGATACTAGATCAGGTAGACGGCATTGATGACGAAGTGGAAGCCGGAGGATATGATGAAGCTGCCGTAGGCGTATAAATATCACACAAAGGAGATCACTATGAAAAAGTTCATCACCATTATCGCAGCCGCAATCATCGCCACACCTGCTGTCGCACTCACGATTGATGGTAGTCCAAGGATTGAAGACCACTACAAGGATATCACCCGCAAGGTGCCGGTAACTGAAACAGTCTGTACTGATCGCCAGGTGCCAGTCCACCGGGAATCATTCTCCACTGGTAAGGCAGTGATTGGTGGAATCATTGGTGGAATCATTGGTCACAACCTAGGTGGTAAGAACAATCGCCATGTCACCGCATCATTTGGCACGCTCGCTGGCTCAGTGATCGGCGGATCAGAGAACGAAGTGCAAGGCTACCGGACGCAGACAAACTGCGAAAACCAGACTTCATACCACTCACAGACTGAAACAGTCTACAGCCACAGCACCATCACCTTCACAGAAAACGGCAAGACCTACAGACTAAATTTCCAAAAATAATTTAAAAAAATGGTTGACCTTTTCGCTCAGCGATCGTATACTATTTAGACACTGAGCGAACAGCTCCACTCCGCCCACTCCACACCAGGAGACGAAGATGACAAAGAAAGAAAGACTACAATTACCAGCAGTGAAATTAGGTGCTACCGGACAACATTTAGATACGAGCCCATTAGCTAAGGCAAAGGCTTTTTCCAAGTTTGGCAAGCCCAGTGAAGGTGATGTTATTGACGGAATGATGTCGTTGAAGGATAGTACAGATTGGATGGAGTTTGTGCTCATTAGGCATCCAGAAGGCGATATGAGCTTGGGACTTTCTGGTAAACTACTCCTCCAACTGAGCCTCTAAAAAAGATAAGAAAAATGGTTGACTTCTTCCAAGGAGTCAACTATACTATATAGACACTGAGCGAACAGCTCCACTCCGCCCACTCCACACTAGGAGATCACATGCCACAGTCAGTCTACCACATCCAATTACAAGAGATCCAAGAAGAGATTGATCTGCTGAACGAAGCCTGCAGTAGGCCAGAAGAAGACGAGTTCCAGATCATGCGTTGGCGAGATCGTATCTTTGATCTGGAGCAAGAGCAGATCTTAATTGAGCAGCGACAGGCAGAGCTGGATCAGATGGACGACGACTACGCCTTGTTTGAAGACTTCATCGAATTTGTTTAATCACTACCAAGGAGACATCATGAGTGTAGCAGCCAACATGAACTTCATCTGGGGCGCCATTGCCAACAAGAGCCGCACAATGATCCAAACAGATCAAGGACCAATGAAGATCTTTTCCATCCGCACCAAAGCAGGAGTGGATATGGAGATCATGGCCGTCAACAACCAAACCAACAACCACACCTTCATCACAGTCACTCCAGACAATTCCTGTGACATCAGATCACGACTTTTTTAAAAAAAAAGGTTGACTGTTTCGCTCAGAGGTCGTATACTGTATAGACACTGAGCGACAAGCTCCAATTGCAAACTTGCACCAGAGAGGTAGCATGCAGGTAGAGAACTTCACAGTAGAGCAGATCAAAGAAATTGAGACCGCAGAGACTGTAGAAACTGCACGGATCTTGATGCGGAACATTATTGATACCAGCTCAAAAGGCAAGCGACCAATCAAGCCAGCCAAGCGTCAGTATCTGCTGAATCAAACTGCACGGGCTCGTCGTGTTGTTGATGTTGCCGCAATAGCCTACAACATGTTGCTCGCAGGCGAAGGACTCCGCAGTTTAGACTCAACTTATTTCGCAAAATAATTTAAAATAATGGTTGACTTCTGAAAAGGAGTCAACTATACTATATTCATACTGGGCGACACGCTCACTTCCAATAACTCCAACAGAGAGTTCCAAATGTTGCAAGCAATCCGATCAGCTTCAGGCCTAATCTCAGTCCTATTCTTCTTCATTGCAGTGGGCAGTGACAGTTGGCCAGCCACACTCTGTGCCGCAGCCATAGCGTTCTTGTTCGCAGTCGTAGAATACGAAGAAGCAAAAGAACTGGGCTTCTTCAACAGACCCACAGCGCAAAAGAAAATTTCCCTACAAAATCAACAGGTTGCACCTAAGTAATTGTAATTGCATAGGATCTTTTTTGTTGCTTTTTTTATGCTAGTAAACTATACTATTAAAACATTGCAGCTTTACTTGCTGCGTTTTTTAAATTGCATTAGGAGTTTACTATGCAAACTATTAAAGTACTTGTAAGCGGCACAAAAAGCTTTATGCAACATGCAATTGCACTGACAACTGGTTATAGTGTAAAGAGCAGACTGCATGAAGAAAGCATGAGTGAGGATGACGAATGGACAGAGTTTGCAGTATATGTGTTAGAAGGTACAAGAGAAGACATTGATGAAGTAGATATGCAACTGCAACAGATTGCAGCAATTGTTGATGAAGAACTATACGGAGGAGAACTAGGAGAGATTTAATGTAACACAAACATGCAGCTTTTAAAGCTGCATGTTTTTTGCATACAACAAAGAGAGGAACAATGCAACAAATAAAACACAGACCTCTGGACGTTCCTGGCTCACCTTATTGGTGCGGCAAGAAGGATAAGCAAGACGGATTAAAGTCACGTCCACACTACTATCCCAGCATGCTGGCAGGCAGTATGAAACGCTGGGGCACTGACAAGATGATGCAGATGGAGATAGAAGAGTATGAGCTTGGATACAACGAAAACTAATAACCTATACCGTGTTCGCTATGCACACGGTACGAACGAATATGCGGATGAGATCATAGCACCCACAGAGCGACATGCAGCCCAGATCATCATACACTACATGCACACCAACAACTGGACTAGCGGACGGGTGCTGGGTGTACAACTACTAGAACGAGCATACTCATGAACGTATTCCAACGAGCAGAAACTGTCCAGTCGGCAGTGGAGCGGTACGAAAGATTGATGTGGGAGAAGGCAAGGATAGAACGAGAGATAATCGAAATGAAAATAATTATCGATCGTCTCGGTGAAGAAGAGAAAAAAAATTTTTCTCGAGGGGTCGGGGCATATAAAATATAATTAATAATTACAAGCACTTAGCTTAATGCCCCACCGATGCAAAATCACCACCCAGAATCTGTAAGTACTTCCCTAAAAATTTTCGCGCGACGGTAAAAAAAGGTCTGCAGGACCCATTTCGGAACACGTCGGGCTGCAGGCCTCTTACTGCTCAGAGAGCAGGTTTACGGTAGTAACTGTATGGGTAATTGTGTTACTGTGGCCTGCACAAGGTCTCCCGCCAAATCAAAGTGTTCACTCATCATATTGAAAGGTTGGCGGTGTATACGTGAGTATGCTGAACGGCCAATTTCTGCGTAGTATCTACGGTTAACTCCACGGTGTCGTCTGTATTCAGGAAACGCTCCATAGACTAGCAGAGCTGCGTCTCCTACTGTCTTACAGTCCAATGCTGTTTCAGCAGTTAAATAAAGCTCTGCGAAAGTCTTTCCCAGCGTAACATCAGGTTGATCAGTGTACTCTGCCATTACGGCTGTTGTGTACTGTTGCAGTTCCCATGGTAGACACAGTCCTTGCGTTTCAACTACTTCTTTTACCAATTGTTCAAATAGTGTTAAGTATTCTGCTTGCATACATGTATTTATAGTGGGAGATCGAAATAAAAAAATCGTCTAAAATTGTTAACCATTACGCAAGAGGTGTTTTAACATGTTGCAAATGGTGTTGTGTAGTGGTTAGGAAAAAATTAAGCTAACAGCCTGCGGGCTTACCGCTTAACGCTTCGCGTCTTTTTTCTTGACTTTGCACGTGATCTTAGTATAATAATTATATCCAACTAACACACATTCATAAGGTATATATGAAAGCACTGATGTACACTGCTTTACTCGCAGTAGCTGCCTGCTCAGCAGGTAATGGTTCCGGTGATAAAATTGCTGACACGCCAATTCCTACACCGATTGTAGCGGAACACGCCAGCGAGCTGAAACTCATTCGAGCAACTACAGCGTATTCTGATTGGAGTGTGATAAGGACCTATCCCATACACGTACACGAATTGGGCAGAGATGTACTGTTTGTGGTAGGAGATATTGGAGGATTGAGAGATCCATTAGATCGTGCGAGCCTATTACAGTTTTGGGGTCTTGAAGGTGACGAACTGATCAACATGACTGACCGGATGAATCCCTCCCACCTCCGTGCAGAGATTCCAAGAGATGTACAGATTGCAGATTTTACTGGAGACGGACTAGACGATATATTCATTAACAATCACGGTACTGAACATACAGATCCATTTACTGGAGAGCAGAATCAACTGTTGGTTCAAACTCTAACTGGAGGCTTTGAGAACTGGACTGATAGTTTGCCTCAGATTACAGACTTTGGTCATGGCAGTTCATTTGGTGATTTAGACAGTGATGGTGACTTAGATATTTTTGTAAATAACCTTGGCGACGATGATCGGAATGTCAGCTACATTTTAGAAAATAATGGAACAGGTGTGTTTACACAATCTAGTACAGTACAGTCGGATCAGTTTGTAAAATTAACTCATCCTGATTATGAATGGTTACCCGAAGCAGGAACTTTCTCACAAGTAATAGATATGGATGCGGACGGGGATGAAGACATTTTTTGTGGAAGCATAAGTGGTTCTTGGAAACCTGCTGATGGATTAGATCCTTTCAGTCTATGGTATGAGAATCGAGATGGTAAGTTTGTTGGGCGCCATACAGAACAGCTGAGATTTCCTTATACCAGTAACCATGTGTGGAAGTTTGAAAAATTTGATTTTGATCGAGACGGAGATTGGGATCTAATACAAAGTGGTCATAATAGATGGACTGGAGAGCTATATATACAGATGTATGAAAATCTCCGAGGAGGCGAATGGCAAAATGTCAGTAGCACAGTTTTTCCTAATCAAGGAGAAATACCAAGTATCGGAGTATTTACACTGCAGATTATTGATTTTGATCAAGATGGTGACGAGGATATCGCCGTTAGGGGATCATTTGGTGTTGTGAATTTGGTAAATAATGGCGCTGTATTTTCCGTAGAACGCAGACAAATTTTTCCTAGAGGTAAATATTTGGATTTAAATGCAGATGGTTTACTAGATGAAATATATTATAATGAAGATGATAGACACTTTTATGCTCGCATAAATGGATAAAGTTTTATACACTCCAAAGCGATTCCTAAGCCATACTCAATGCAAACGTTTAATTAAAAAAGACAGAGAATGGATAAAAGGATACAGTCTTAAAAACAATCAAGTATATAGGACAGATTTAGTAAGCGTATTTAAAGATAGCGAGCTATCAGTTTTCTTGGGTAACAGGATGCAAAGCTTGCTTTCAAACCCTGTAGATAGATGTAGCGATATATTCCATTTATGTTGCTTTGTTCCAGAAACTTTTCAATCTTGGCATGCAGACAAAGAAGGTAATGTTGGCCTCACAGTGAGATCTAGGACTGTAATTATCAGTTTAACTTCTGCTCTTGGCACTGTAGTAGAAACCAAAAATTCTGCTCATGTGTTAGAAGCTGGATACGGTATTGAAATTCCAAGCACAGCTGAATATCAAATACAAGGACCAAGGAAGCTTGCAGGACGTAAAAATGATTTTTACGTTCTTATTGGATGGGGATTACATAAAACTTAATTAGGTCGTTCTTGTTTAGGAGGAAGCAATCTTGTAGAGTCAATGTCGTACAGTTCAAACATATCTCCGCCTTGGGATTTATTCGTACCTAAACCACCTGACTGATCGCCTAGATCTCCTATGCCTTCGTCATCCTCAGATGTTTGATTAAAGTTTCCTTCTACCCAAACTCCATTGCGTGCCTTCTGCATTGCTGCTTCTAGCTGTGCATGCTGTTCTTCTGTGTACGGTAATGAGTAAGCTCGAGGTTCAGTATCATTGTCGTGTATTACCCACATGAATAGTCTATCGTCAGAATTAGCATAACTCAAGAGTACAAACTTTGATTGTAGATAACGTGTAGTAGGATATCCCAGTATGCTGCCATAAAAAGTATATAATCCAATTGCACAAGCAAGTGAAACAGGAATTATATAATAAAGATGTATGCTGCTTCTAGTGCTGATAATAGCGTATATGATCAGCAGCACAACAACTATTGCAATCAATAATAAATAGGTCATTAAAAGCCTCCTGAACGACTACCGCTTGATGTTGTTGTTGCGCCTACCTGTGCTTGCACCAATCGTTTAGGTAGTCTGTTTATTTTAGTAGCAGTGCCTTCTGCATCAAGTGTAAATTGAACAAATGTTTCTTCTTGTCCTTTTGCATCTAGAGTTTTACCATCTGAAAATATAATTTGGAACGGGTTTAATCTTAAAACTTCTATTTTTACTTCTGCAGGAATACGAGTTCCATATTGTTCAGAACCTATGCCTGGAGTAGTATAATAATGGGCATTGACTACATAGTCGCCTGGTTGCAGTGCTCTAAGGGTAACTATTTCTCTGTTAAGATAGATCTTTTCTACCTCGCCATTTGGTAAAGTATAATAATCATTTCTTACACCTAAATCGTCTTTGTCTAGGTGTGCATGGCCTGCAACAGGGTTTATGTAGCTGACTTTGCCGTTAGGAGTTTCTACCCAAAGGTCAATATCTCCTTCGTGATCGTCCTGCCAGCTCATTACAATCATAATCTCTGCTTTGTATTCTATTTCAGATGTTTTGGCGGGATTATTAATCAGCAAGAAGCTGATTAGGAACAGCATCACAAAACCAAGTATTAAATTGAATAATAAATCTATAAATGCAAGATTTGATACGTAACGTCTATCCATCTACGTGCTCATCCACTAACACCAGTTGTAACTTTAACAGCACACTCGCAATCAAGCCAACCAGCGTAGTCCATAGAGCAGTTCCCATTCCTGTAGCCATCATACCCAGTGCTTCCTGTACACTTGAGGTATCTTCTACGTTCAAATCTATAAACACTGTGGTCAGCATGTAGATAAATCCTACCACAGTTCCTATCATTCCTAAGCTCAGCATGGTCTCACCGGCGAACCATTCTGGATTGGTGCTAAAAGTGTATCTGTCTTTATCACGGTCAAATCGGTGTAATCTGTAGCCTAGTCTCAGAGAGAATAAGAAATATAATCCTATAATAACCCAGCTAATCTTAGTAATGTCACTCTTGTACAAGCTGTCCAGGAATCCAAACGTCCAGCTGAGATACATCACTAATACACTTACACAGAATACCGTATACCATTTAAGTCTAGTTTGTACATGTTCATTCATCATTTATTTATCTCACCCCATTGTTTAAAAGTGTAACACTTGGTATCTACTGTATGTATATAGTCAGATCTGTCCTGTGTGCGGATGCGACCTTGACCATATACGATATCATAATCTCTATATGCTACTGGTCTTTGCACAGTAACGTCTATGTATTCGCCATAGCCTGTGCCTAGTGTAAGGAATGTTACCCAGCGTCCGTTAGTACCACGGAATGCACGACCGTTAGCCACAATACCTGCAAACTCTACACGGTCAAGCCACTGCTGTCGTACACCGAGCCCGTCCGGAAATCCTTTGTGCCACCAGCCCGGTTCTGCAGGTACTTTCACCCTGTGTGCTTCACAGTTGTATACCCAGCGCCTATAACTGCCTTGGCAGTGCTTTAGACATGCTGCCCAGAACTTGCGTTTGTTATGTGCTTTCTGATATGCCAGTGCCCAAATAAGCCGGCCTAGGTTAACAGCATGCGCCCTGCACAATCCAAAGCCACTTAGTTCTTGTAATGCTGCAATAGCTTCCTGCTTGCGTGGGTGATCTCCTATCCGCTGCATAAATTCAAGTATCCTCGAATCGTTCTTCTTTGCAAACGCTCTGCGATACATGTCTGCTTCGTAGTTGTCTACGTCTATTATGTCGCTGATAATCTCAATAGCATCATCCTCAAACACTATTGTGTCCTGTACTGCTTCTCTGCTCCAATCGTGGAACATAGCAGCCTTCTGTCTACCCGATAGTGCTACTGGACGTATCAGTGCAGTAGCAAACACACAATCCTCCACGCTCTGCGGTTGTAGCGCACGGAATAGCCTACGCATCGCAGGAGACTCGCCTTGTGTAACACCCAGCACATCTCCCCTACACAACAGTTCACTGGTAGCAGGATCCGTGCGTGGATAGTCTGCAAGTGCTGTATCTGGATCTATCTCTAGCAGTTGCGACAGTCCACGATTAGCTAGGATATCTACCTTAAGGTGCTCTAGGTCTTCTACTTCATATTTGTCCAGCAGTATTTGATTATCTGCTGATATAAGACTTTTGGGTAGCTGGCGTGTAAACATTACTACACCGCCACAGTGCTTGCTTATACAACGCTTCTTGCCCAAGAGCTTGCGTTCTATACGTTTGGCTTCCTTAGGATCCACACCCGCAGATTCATACGTAAATCCACGCTTTAAAGCTCCTGTAGCGCCCAAACGCTTTGCTGCTTCTCTACGTGCGCTCTTTTCTTTATATGTAACGTAGTTGCTTAAACGTGCAGTCTTACCAGGCCATTTTTTAAATATCCGCTGCATAACTTCATTCTGCCTGTGATGCTCAAAGTCTATGTCAACATCAGGCAAGTCGTCACGCATTGGATTCATAAAACGTGCAACTGGTATACGCCACAGTACAGGATCGACATCTGTAATACCAAGTAGGTAACAGATGAGGCTAGAGCCTGCGCTGCCACGTGTCATGTGGGTAAGATCGTCTGTGAGATCTATTATATCACATATTTGGAGGAAGTAATCTGTGAAGCGTTGATTGAGGATTAGTTCGAATTCTTCTACTAGCCTTAGCTTGTATTCTTCGCCTTCGGGTATGGGTCTTTTAAAGCGACCCATGAGCCTTTCTATATTGTCTAAATCTGTGTTTGCCATTGTGCCTTTCTTTGCCTCTATGGCAAATATTTACACCCTAGTAGGTGTAAGGCACAATGATCTGATTAGCCTACAAAGGCTTTCTCTACTACATAATCTCCAGGAGTTCCTGTATTACCTTCTGCAAATCCATTTGCGTCAAGTATACGTTTTAAGTCTTCATTAAACTCCATACTACCACAAAGCATTACACGATCTTGTTGAGGATCCATTTCTCCTAGTAATACCTTATCATTGATAAGTTCTGTAATACGTTTCTGATATCCAATATATAATTCATCTCTAGTTACAATAGGAAATAGATTTAAATCGTATCCTGTTAGGTCTGCCCTATATGCTTTAAGCTCGTCTTGTTCTCTAACACTCCATGCTACATTAACCTCTGCGAAAACATTGAAAATATCCTTCTGTCTTACCAAACTCATAAAAGGTGCAATGCCTGTTCCTGTTGCAAGTAACCAAAGCCTGCGACCTGGCTTTAGGTTTTCTAATAACAGGGTGCCTGTTGCCTTAGCGCCTACTTCAACTGTATCACCAGGCTGGATATTTTTTAGCCTTGAAGTAAGTGCTCCATCAGGCACCTTGATCGAATAAAATTCTAAATAGTTATCTCCTGGAGAACTGGTAATTGAATATGCCCTGCGTACCTTATCACCAAGTCCAATCATTACAAACTCACCTGCTTTAAATGTGTAGTCTACTGGTTTGTCTGTAACAAATCTAAACAGTGTATCAGTATAGTGCTGTACTTCTCTAACCATTACAACATGTTTATCGTTTTTTGGTTTTTCAGCAACTTGTTCTGCTTGCAGTACTAACAGTTCTGCTTGCCATTCTGCTTCTGATAAAGCATGCCATCCTCTACAAAAATCTGGACTTCGTCCGCATCCACACGCCATAGTTCTCCTTTAGTCTGTTTCAGTGTTTAGGTTATTTAAGAATTCTTTAAGTTTAGTGCTGTCAGTTTTGGCTTTGATCTTACCTACTGTATCTCCTTCTGCGGGATCCTCTCTCACGGTTTCCTGTTGTGTTTGTGCAGTCCTTTTGATCTGATCAAACACTGTGCTCTTACGTTTGTTAAATTCTTGATAGTCTTCATCTTCATTCATATCACGTATACGCAGATTATCAATATCAAACTCTAGATCTACTTTGCTACCAACACCGCTTGAGTTACGTGTTTTCATTAGCTGTATCTGATATCTACCACGCTCTCGCATTGCCCTGCTTGTAAAGATACCTATCACATTATCTGCAGTTTGTATCTTACTAAGTCCTCCGGATATGTGCGAATGATCAAACTCTATCTCTTCCACGCTTGCTCTGTTCAACTGACTAGCTGTAACAAACAGTGTGTTAGTTTCCATTGCTAGGTTACGTAGTTCCTCACTTACGTACTTGTCCTTAACAAACAAGTTCTCTGCCGAAATACGTTTAGCAATAGGCATCATTAGATCTAAATAATCAACAAGTATTACTTCAATCTTGCGTCCTGTCTTAACCTCAAACTCTTTAATGTAACTACGTAGATCGTTTGCAGTCTTACCACTTGGCATGTATTTGACTTGGAAAGCACCAGACTTCTTACCTATCATCCTCACTTTCATTTCCACATCGTCTATGCTTTTAAATATCTCTCTGCTGGGTATGTCTGTAACCATACTGTCAAGCCTCATGCTTACAATATTCTCACTAAGCTCAAATGTTAAATACAACACATTCAGTCCTGCAAGTGCCCAGTTTACTCCTAGATTGGCTAAGAACAAACTCTTACCTGCACCACTGCCTCCTGCAAATATATTAAGCTCTCCCCTGTTAAATCCTCCAAACAGTTTCTTATCTAGCGTAGCCCAGCCTGTACTAACCTGTCCGTTACGGCTTTTTATTTCTTCTAGCCTTGTACGTGGATCTCTCCAATAGTCTGTTCCTAGGTCTTTCTGTAAGCCTATCTGGACTGCCTGCTTAACTAGATCTTCTACAGGTCCATATTCTCCTTTCTCTAGTAAGTCTGCTGATTTGAGGATTGCATCTTCTAGTGCTTTGTGCCTGCTGAATGTTTCAAACTCCTGTAGTAACCAATCATAATGTTGCTCTTGTAGTTCTCCAGGATTTTTTAAATCACATTTTGCTGCCGCATTAATCATGTCAAACGTAGGCAATGCGTTATGCTCTGCTACATAATCCTTTAGGAATTCTGCAGCAGGTTGCAAACGCCTATCAAACGTTTTAGGTTCAAATACACCTTGACATCTTACATAGCTTTCAGCATCTGTAAGGAACATCTCAAGATATACTTTTTGTATATCGTAACCGTAGTCTACATTTTGTCTTGACATTTATTTTTTGGTTGGCATTGTAAAAAGTGCATTTACTGCATTTTCAGTTGGCTTACGTGCAAACACACACCATTGCAGTACTTCTTCGTTTGGATAGTTTTCTGCTACATAATCTCGGAAGCTCTTGCCTGTTGTGTACACATCGTCTACTACAAGCACAGGGTCGTCTATGTTCTGTGTACCGTACTTATCTAGTGCCTTGCCTAGTGCTACGCCACCTCTGGGTATACCTACGGCAGCTCTCCAGTTACGAGGCTCAAACTCTCGAATAATGTGTGCAAGTGCAACCCATTCATCTGGTGATATAGCATCACACTCAATTTTCCATGTAAGTGGCAAGCCTGCATGGCTAATAAAATTTATCTTTTGGAATAAGTCTATGTTAATGTTTTTGTTCATAAAACTCCTAATTAATTGATAATACTATTTTTAATCTAAAATGTCAATGATTTTGATTTAATTTAGTAATATCAGTACATACAATATTTGCAAAATCTTGGTGTCTTCTTGGTCCTGCATGCATACAATCTCTAGCTCGATCATATTTGTATCTTTTTGGGTTTTCACCTCCATATGCTTGGAAATAGAATGAGTCGTAGTGTAAAAATTCTGCGTTGTTTTGTATTGCAATTTGCTGCAAAGCCAATAAATTTTTTTCTCGTTGTAAAAAAATATTACTTTCGTTTCGTGAAAAAAATTCCCAAGCAGCCTGAAAGTCTCTTTTATCTAAATCCGAATGAGAGTTTATTTGACAGTACCCATATCCGTGCCCAGGTTTAGTACCTTTAAATTCCATTCTGCATGGATCAGGTTCTACATATACAATATATCGAGGCTGTATTATTGGAATCCAATAATAACCTACTCTAAAGCATGTCTCATTAGCACCGCCCCCTATTCCTAGATTAAAATTTTTTAAGTGTAAACGGCTAGAAACCACAGAAGCAAATGTCATATGTTCTGGCAAACCTATACCAAGTGTATGGCTACATCCCAACCATACTATAGAATTTGGTTCTTTTTCTAATTCAGGGCATCTAAATCCTTTACTGTTAAATTTATATTCAATTGAGTTTTCGCTCCAATTGTTTTTTGCGATGAATTTTCTATTTTTATAGTGTATTCTATTCGCTCTAAAATTTTCTTCATCATCTGTCGGCACCCATTTTACAGTTTTGTTAAAATAGCAATCGTATCCTAAAAAATCTAATTCATTTGGTTGTTCAGTAGTGTAAATGTTATCTTCCATTATTTTTTCCTGTAAAAACTTTAACCTCATAGGTTTTTTCAAATTCTTTTGCATCTGTTAATGTATTTACTATGGGTTTGCCTTTTATATTGAGACTTGTGTTCAACAGCATAGGACAGCCAGTTAGTTCGTACCATTTTTCCAACAGCGCTCTAAAACCAGGGTGATCCTGCTTTGTAACTGTTTGAACTCTGCTGGTTCCGTCTGCGTGGACAATTGCAGGGTATCGTTCAGGATCCTTACAATGTGCGGTGTACTGCATATAACGTCCGAAGGGCGGCTCAAATAAACTGGATGCGTGTTCTGCAAGGACTGCAGGTGCGAAGGGACGGAACTTCTGTCTACGTTTAATGGCATTGACTTTATCTTTAATATCCATACGCTGAGGGTCAGCAAGAAGGCTGCGAGCGCCAAGGCTACGAGGACCGAACTCGGCTCTTCCTGACGCAACCCCTGCAATACCCGTTTGCATAAGTTCTTTAACGATTTCATCTACTGGATACTCTCCTCCTATATCGTAACCTAGATAAGGTCCAGGCCATTCTATGTGTGTGCCTCTATGTGCAAGCACTGCACCTATGCAACTGCCTGCATCGCCTGGATTAGGCATTATCCATATGTTATCTGCGCCATTCCAGTGTTCAACTATCTTGCTGTTAGCACTGCAATTCAAAGCACAGCCGCCCATAAACACTAGGTTACTGCTAGCGTATGTCCTAGCTACAGCCTTACTTATCCTAGTTAATATGTGCTCATATGCCCATTGTGTTCCTGCTGCTATGTCATATGCCCATTGCGTAAATTCTTGCTTATCATCTACGATATTAAATGCAATCTTAGTAGGCTCCCACCACATGCATCCTCTATGTAGATTGTGCTTTAGCTGGAAGTTAGGAAGACGATTAAAGATATTTAAATGGTTAGGAAACTGTTCCCAAAAATCGTTTAATATAGTTTCGCCATACTTACCAGCATCACCATATGCTGCCATTCCCATAAGTATGTATTCTTCTTCATTTGGCTTCAATCCAATACGTTGTGTCATTGCACTGTACCAAATGCCAATACTGTTAGGATAGTTCCAAGTTCGTTTACAAGTAAGTTTATCATATTCACCTTCCCATACGCTTAGTGTATTCCACTCTCCTATTGCATCTATGACCAGAACTGTTGCATGTTCGAATCCGCTAGTATAGTATCCAGCTGCCGCATGTGAATGATGATGACCTACCGTTGATATAGGCGCTGTTAATCCAAAAGATTTTAAATATTTTTTTATACGATTCTTGTTTAATAAATCTGTTTGTCCAGCATACCATTGTCTTGTAGTTTTTAGAAAAGGTTTTTCGTACCATATAATCCTGTTAGGTTCTCCCCATTGAAATGCATAATCGATAATATCTTGATTTAAATGAGCATCATTTTTAATACCGCTAAATCTTTCTGTATGGCTAGCAAATTCAATTTTGTCATTAATATGAACTGATATAGCTGCGTCATGACTGTTTGCGCTTATTCCCCAAGTAATCATAAAATTTTCCAATAAATATTTGTATGCAACTAAAATATCTTATCTCTAAAACTTATTTAAAAGAAATTGAATACCAGCATAATACATCCGAATGGGGCATGGCAGGGTTTAACCATGTACCTTATATAATAGATTTAGCAAACAGTATTAAAGCAAAAAATATTCTAGATTATGGTAGCGGTTGTGGTAAAACTGCTAATGAACTAAGAAAAAATAATTTTACTGTATTAGAATATGAACCTGGTATTGAATCTAAGAGAAATAATTTAAATTTAATTAATGTTAACAATTTTAAAACAGATTTAATTATTTGCACAGATGTGTTAGAACATATAGAAAGAAAAAAATTAATTAATGTTTTAAATCATTTAAAATCTATAAATTGTATGTATTACTATGTAACAATAGGAACAGGTCCTGCATATAGAATTTTATCAAATGGCGCCAATGCTCATTTGATACAAGAAGACGAGCATTGGTGGTACAATACCTTAAGTAAAATTTTTAAGATACACACTGGCAATAAATGGACATATGTATTAACAAAATAAATTATTAATTGTATATGAACGGATCTCTTTTTCTTAATTCTTTTAGTCTTTTGCGAAATTCAATTTCTTCTTTAATCCAACAGTAAGGATATGTAATCCAATACCAAATTTTTTTTAAGTTTGCTTTTACCTTATCCATTTTTTAACTCCTAGTTTTATTTTTAAACTGGATTCTTCTTTAGCTTTTACTATAGAATATAACGTTAGTAATCTACCGTATTTATCTACTGCTTCTGATACATCATTAATACTGTTTTCCCAAGATGGAAAACTCACGCACCAATTTAAATCAATTGCTTGAGTTATTAATTTTTTTCCTGCTTTGTCTCTATCAGGAATTACTATAATTTCTTTTTTTAAAGATTGTAATAATAAAATTTGAGAATTTGATAACTCTGACCCTAGTACACTAACGCCATTGATATGTAATGCATCAATCGGTCCTTCACATAAAATTATAAAATTATTATTAATAGATTGTTTATCTAAATTAAAAATATAACCAGGTTGTGATTGTGTCAAGTATTTAGGTTTTGCATCAGTAACAGTCCTTGCAGTATAACCTACAATTTTATCGTTGTAATAAAAAGGAATAATTAATCTTGAAGAATAACCAGTTTTAGGAGTCCAATAAAAATTTGTATCATTTAAGTTTAAATTACGTTTGCAAAGATATTCTAGTACTGGTATAGATTTTGTAGGTGCTGAATTAAAATCATTAATACATGTTGATTCTTCTGGTAACTCTATGTTTTTAAATACAGGTATTTCAATAGATGTTTTGTATACTTTATTGTTGTCAATTTGTTTCAGTAAATCTAATGCTAATTGTTGTATAATGTTATCCGGTACTCCAAGCCATTGTAAAAATTTTTTAAATTTTAAAGATAAGCTTCTTCCGGATTGCCAACTACATTTAAACCCGCAATTAAAGCAATGATAACTTATACTGTCTTCTGCATTGATAATTAATCCACCACGACTCCTAGTGTCCGCTGCGTGACCATTATGAATGCAACACGGAGCATTAAATGATGTCCATCCACTTGGTGTCGTTTTTCTTTTAGGTGGTAAGAAGGTAGAAACTACATTAGATACTATTGACATAGCACTATTATAACACAGATTATTTTTAAAATCAATTTCTAATTAATATTTTTTGGATTGTATCTGTAGGAGAATTTGTTGTTTTAAATCTTAAAAAATTAAAGACGCCATTGAAATTATATACTACTGGTTCAATTTCTGTGCCGACAAATGTAATTGTATGCAGGTTTGACCAATTAGTAGATTCGTCTGTGTTATTTTCTAAAGTAGCTTGTAAAACTACATCTCCAATATAATTTTCGGTATAGATTGCTATAGTATGCAATGCTTCATTGCCATTTATTGCAGGCTGGGCAGATATACTTTCACTATACCACTCGCTATTATTCTCAGTAAAAACAGTAACCTCAATAGAATCTACTGGTCCTGGAAATGCATAATCATCAATAAACAAAGTTGCATTGTTATCAAAATTACTATCGGCATATGTTAAATGGTTATCGCCTTCTAAATCTGTAAGATATATATTGTATCGCAAGTATTGTCTTTGGATATCTAGTAAATCATTTTCTGTAATAACAATTTCAAATTTACCTTTAACACCATCTTGTATAGTTCCTACTCTTCTTATAACTTGTCGTTTTTCTTCATCAAATGCTACAAAGGTAGGCATGTAATCAGTAATATCTATTGGTTTTTGGTCTGCATTTAGTAGTTGGAATTGTACTTTATTTCCAATACCTCGATATGCTTTGAGTTGTCTTGTATACACTGGCATGTACTCCGTATTGTATCCACTGTCAGTTGAAATAATTATAAATGTATTGTTTAATAAATATCTGGGTAAATATTGCATAATATTATTTATTAGGAAAGAAGCATTGAATAAATGTTAAGAAAAGAAATAGAAGAAAATTATCCTTTCATATCATTAATACAATACGGCGGTAAAGAATATGTAGGAATTGTTGTTAATCAAGATCAACATATTACAACTATATTAGATTATTCGATATTGAAAAATTTAGCAGACAAAAAATATTTCCTTGAACTAGGAGAAACTTGGTGGATGGAAAGTAATAGGATGATACCGATTACGATATTTTTACGTTCAGATATTGAATGTTTGCGTTATTGTCTTAAAAATATGAATAGTAAAGATGTAAATATTGTGTTAGGGCCAACAGTTAATTTAGGTAACCTACATTTGAAAAGAATCAAGCGTAAAAGTATTCAGATGGTTCGTAAGCCAAAAAAATCATAAAAAATTTTTAAAAGTTGTATAATCTACTGCATACATTTTCTTTAACATTGTCTTCTCTTCTTCTGTTACTTGTACATCTTTTATCGCAAAAGAATTCTTCCAATAAACAACCGGTATATCAGCACATTCAGATATTTTTTCTATCAAAGGTATAAACTCTGTATTAATATTTTTTGTATTAATTACATGTGTATACAAGTCTGTATTGATACCATAAGAAGAAGCTAATGGTTTTGTATGGTTTTTAATGTCTCTGCTTTTTTCTTTTATGTCATCTATATTTTTTAAAAAATACGAAAAGTTAGGAATTGTACTACGCATATTATCTTTGTTGCGTTGACAAACCCTGTCTTTATAACAACTAACAAACCTTTCTATTGGATCTCTAATAATTGCAACCCTTACAGGGTAAGATTTTATCACTTCTGTTTGCATCTTGCTAATAGAAGTTACATGCCAGTTATTTCTAGGAAGTTGTTTTGTATCTTTCCGATATCTAAATTCTCCTAAAAAAGGGTATCCCATTATTGTAATACAGGTGCTACTTCCGCACTTGTTAGCTACACTCACTAAAATTTTATTATCATTTTTATAAGTTATGCAATACGTATCATTCATTTTTAATTAATTCGCAAATTAGATTCATATGTACAATGACAGCTACTGCATATGAGATTGCGTGAGCTTTTTTAAAAAAATATGCATCATTTTTTGGTTTTTTCCATACTTCGGATAATATGGTATTCCATTCTTCGTTTAATAGATATCTCTTTGCTGGTCTAATTATAGCAAGTACAGCAGCAAGTTGTTCTACATCTTTAGGTTTAAGTTTTACACAAATTTCCGAATGTCCTGACAAATGGAATAATTGATCTACAAATTCTTTGTGTTCTAATAGTTCCCACAAAGGTTCTTGTTCCATAAGTTGTAATAGATGTTCTTCATTTTTTATATCTTTATAGATTCCTACATTCAATAAGTCTATCTTAAAATAACCGCGCTCATCTGCTTCTTTATAATCTATGGTTGCTAAATTGTCTATTGGGTTTACAGGAATTTCGGTGACGTAGATTCCTGTATTATGCTTTTTTCCGTTCTCTAATTTAGCTATTCGGTGATCAATTAAACTTAAAACTTTATCTCTATCTGCAAAATCTATATCTATATCAGGCATGATTTACTCACAACATTCGCAAAAACCGTTACCGTGTAAATTTTTATTCATCTTATAAGCTTTCTTTTTAGCCATCTTCCATACTAATGGAGAAACACGATCTTTAAATGTTACTCCTTGTAAATGATCCCATTCGTGCAGAAAAACTTTTACACTATAATCTTTTAAGTGTGTTCTTTTCATTTCTAAATTTTCATCATAATATTCGACTAAAATTTCTTTTGGTCGTTTTACTTGAGCAAATACATTTGGAAAACTTAAACAACCTTCAAGATCAATTACAATTTCTTCTGTATGTTGCAAAACAGTTGGATTGATTAGTAACGAACTATTTTCTTTACTATCTCCCATTACAAATAATTGTGCATCTAGTCCAACTTGATTTGCAGACAAACCAATACCATTATTAGTTAACATAAATTCTACCATTTCATTTTTTAATTCTACTGGATCAAAAGTTATGTTATCAATATCAACATCTGCTACCTTTTTAGAAAGGAATTCATCTGGATAATATACTAATTTCATGTTTTATTTCTCATAGTTAAAATATTCAAAATCTTTCTTTAATCTTAAATAAACAAATTCTTTTAAATCATCTGTGTAATAATCCTCATAATCATCATATGTGCTTTTTGTTAAATGCGGAAATTCCGCATTTATATTAAAATGTTCTTTAATTTCATTTTCTAAATTTTCAAATCTAAAAATTTTGTCAACTAGACATTCATTTCTATCGTTTAAAATATAATCTACTTGATTATTCCATGTACCTTTAGCTCTACCAATATTATAGCCTGTGCGTACAAATTCTTCAAAATCGATTTGATACTTATTCATTCTTTTTGTCCAATTATAAAAACTTATTACTCTAGTGTAAGGATTTCTACACACACAAAACTTCCAAGAGTTTTCTCCTAAATAATCTATAGCTGGCTGATGTTGGTTTAAAACTCGTTCCATATTTGTTCCAGGACCTACAAAACATTCTATTTTATTCTTAGCTAAAAACTTATAAACACTAGTTCCTCCATTCTTTTTAATATGAATAAATCTAATCACAATTTACTTTCTTTAACAATTTGTTTTACTAATTCTAAATCTTTTGCTTGTCTTTTGAATTTCATTGCCCAATGTTCTGGATCAACTATATGATATATCATCTTTAATTGTTCCTCATTAAACTTGTTCAATAATTGTTTTCCGCTATTGCTGTTTAAAACAATCCAAGGAGAAATTTTTCCATCTTTAATATGAAACACAGCTCTATTTATACTGACCAAATTAAAATAGTGATTCCATACAGCAGGTGGATTATCCTGTGCCCATTCTGTCATAGTAAGGACACTACGCTCAAGTGCTGTAGTAACATCTTCTTTTTTAATAAGATCTATTGCATACTTTTCATACAATTCTTCTTTGCACCATTGCTCTAGCTTTACACCACTTGTAACAACGTAATTAACATATTTTTCTGGATATAATGGTTTAACATTATTAAGGAAGCTACCAAATTTTACAAAACTGTTATAATAAGGACTTTTGCAAAATTCTTCATACGTCTTATCTTTCTTAGAGCCCATGCTACATTTGTAAAATTGATTGAATGCATAAAATCCTAATTGAACTCTTTTTTCATTTTTTTGTAAAGCTCTCCGTTTCTTCTCACACATATGAGCAAGAAGAGTTTTTTCTCTTGTATAACCGGTGTTACAAAAACAGCACACATATGGTTTTTCTACAGTAGTCAATATATGTTCTCAATTAAATCATAATTTTACTTTTTCAAATCCATGATCTTTAATAAGCTCTTCGAGATCTTTTTTAGTATTTAATTTTATAAAAGTATCTATATCTGAATTTTTCATTGTAGGAAAAATTTGTTTAAGGAATTTGTTAGCCGTTGCATCGCTTTTATTATCTCTTTGTTTTAAACCTTGCCACTTATGAAATTCTATTTTTCCTGTGCTACCACATAAACACAATAATTGCCATTGTAATTCAGGATGCTTTGTAACTAGCATATAATTTTTGTTGTAATATTCATTTGTTTTTAGAACTGCAAGTTCTTGCTTTTCTCTTTTACCAGCTACATTTGATGCATATCTGTTGAGCAGCCAAAATGATACGCTTTTCTTTTGTTCTGAATCTAATTCTTTCCAAATAGATTTTGCGTTCATATCTATAGCTGCTAAAATATCTTTAACAGGTATTTTGTTAGTCATAACCAATTATATTATATAAGATTGCAAAAATCAATCACTTCTGTCTGTCTTGATACATCTTTTACAAAAAAAGCACATAAAGGATTTTCATCTTCTATTAGAGGAACAGAAAGTAATTGACCATTTTTCATCTTAGGAAAGTACCACTTAACATCATTATAAAAATTTGTAACTTTAATAAGACCATACTCTGCTTTATAACTTTTTAATGGATTAAATAAAAAAGCCTCAAATCCTCTGTCATTTAAACTTGTTAAAGGTAAAACTTCTAAATCTTTGCCAGTTCTACTATCACCTACAGCAATATGCCAATCAACTGGCATTAAAATTTCATTACCGTTAATCTCTAACACTATCGCCGGACTACTAAAAGATTCTAAAAAGATTAACGGAATAAAAAAGAAATCAGGATCCGATGGGTCACTATTATCTAGTACACTAAATCTAAAATCTTCTTCAATTTCATCTGGTAAATTATTAAGATCATAAGTTTTGTTTTCTAATGTAAGTATTCTCATTGCCAGTCAACCTTTTCTATTGTAAATGGATATTGAGCATCTCGATAAAATTTCTTACGCTCTGTTAAATGTCTTTTTGCAAATTTGCAAGTACTAGTAAAATCCCAGATCTGTACAAAGTCTTTATCCTTTGCTTTACGAACTCCTCGTCCAATTGATTGTATTACCCGTACAAAACTTTTGCCAGGCTCAATTAAAACAAGATTAAAAATACGAGGAATATTGATACCCACAGCAGCGACCCCGTAAGTTGCAATGATAACCATATTGTCTGCATCTTGAATTTCATCATAAGCTGATTTCCTGTCTTTTAATTTTACATCACCTTTTATAAAAATTGAGTTCTCTATACGTTCATGCAACAGTTCTCCTGCTGAAATACGATCAATTAATATAAGTGTGTTGCCAGATTCTCTAATCTTATTTAACATCTTAGCAATGTAATCTACACGGTTTTCTTCAGTTACAAGGTATTTTAATTCGCTTTGATAATCTCTATGTGCAACTGTATCAATAAGCTGTACAATGTTTACATGACAGTTAGACAGTACACCCTTGTCCTGTAATTCTTTCGCAGTAATTTTCCCAATAACAGGTCCTATGCTTGCATGCAGTGCTTCGAATTCAAAACGTTCTTTGGGTACTGTACCTGTTAGTCCCCAGCGTATCGGAGCATTACGTAGGTTACGTGTAAGCAAGTTCTTTAAGACCTCGGCCTTTGCCTGATGCACTTCGTCAATTATTATTGTGCTTACGCCGTCTAAGAACTCTGCAAGTGTTAGTACTGCTGTACCATCCTTGCTTTTCTTATCTAGTATGTTGAGACTTTGCCAAGTACATATGGTATGCGTTTTGGATAGGTCTTTCCTATCGCCAAAGTATACGCCGCACTCC